CGCAACGGTCTTTGTATTGTACGGCTACTATCGTAGTCACTACCGCTCCCTAAACTTTGGATCCTGAAGTTTAGCATAGACTTCCTTTTCGTATGTACGTTTACCTGACCCTGAGACTAAGTGGGCTAAGGCATAGGAGTCTGCGGCATTGTCGTCGTTGAACTCGGCGTCCCAGTTCTTATAGATATACAAAAGCATTTGGCTCTTTGATACGCCCGTGCCCTTGCCACAGGCATACTTCTTGAGGTTGGTTGGCGGGACTATTAAAGGGTAGATGCCAAAGTCTAAAAGGGTCAGCTTGACCATGCCGCCCAGTTCCCCCAACATGTTGGCCATCTGGCTGCCAAAGGCATAGCCTTCCATAGCTACGTCTGCTATATCGTCAAATTCGTGTAGCCAGTTCATGGTGTGGGCTTGGATATCTCGTAGACGATCTACCCCGCGCTTATCAGACTTATAGACCTCTGTGTAGTAGTTGTCTTGGTCTTTGAATGCGGTTATAGCAAAGCCACTATAGGACTGATCTATGCCAAGATAGACCTTGCCATCAGCAGTTCCTTTGCTGAATACCTTCATTAGTAACCGCGGGCCTTTATAACAGATGTTCGACGGGTGAGTTCACGGCTAGTTAGCTGGTAGTAGCGCTCAAGGTTGTCCATAGTTGTCTTCAACAACTTGTGATAAGCCTCAGCGTGCATGCGGTCAGCAGATAGTTTTTGCATATCTGGGTCGGTAAGAATCATGGCTTTGATAGTTGTGGCTTTTATCTTTGGGTCTGAGGACTTCTGAATAAGAAGCTTAGCCTCTTCCTGCTTGTAGTAATTCTCAACCTCAGTAACCGCCAACTCAGCGCAGGCTACCTGTGTGAGTAGGAAGTTGTAGTTCTCCATATAGGAGCGAGCCATCTCCATAAGTTCTTGGTCATCTACGCCCGTGATGTCTGCTGGAAAAGGCTTAATCTCTATATCTAGGCTGCGCTTAACTGGCAAACCCTGTGACTCTAGTACCTGTAGTAGGTCTTCACTAATACCTGTGGCAACTATATTAACCATTTGTATACCCTTCGCATTTAGCGCATCCCTCATTGCGGATATTGCATTGGGGAGGCGTATTAGTCTTTACTGCGTTCACAATCATAGCGGCTGCATCAAATAATTGCGAGATGCCAAAGTCGCTCTTTTTTACTACAAACTCTTTAGCCTCTTGATTAGCTTTGTTCTCATAGATAATTACCGCTTCCTGTGGGTAGTTCTCATAATTAAGAAGCTCAGCTAACTTCATGTAGATCTGCACCTGCATAATGTGCTTCATGAAAGGGGCGTTAATAGCTTTCCATGCTTTATCAAAGTCATTGTCATTTTCTATAAGAAGCTCTGGCGCTTCAAACCTTAGGGTTCCTACCCCTACTGATTTAATCTCTAGCATTAATGGGTCGCCAAGCCCTGTCAACCAACCATCTGCGTGACCGTATATTCGCAAGGGCTCATAGAATAACGGCACTTCTCTATATGCAAGAGGACCTTCGTGGCAGTCTGCACCGCCCCAAAAGAACTCCTCACATTCATAGCAATACCACTTGCCAAATAGTACGCCCATGTCCTGCAGCCAGCTCTGCCATTTGGAATGAATGGCATGACCCTCAGCGAATACCGAAGCTAGGCGTAGGCTGTTAGTACGAGTGCTAATTGGCTCTTCACCCTGCAATTGAAAGTACGCTGCACGATGGCACCAGTCAGAACTAACCATCTCTGATGGATGTAAAACATCTGTTCTACGTGATTTATCTTTAGGTTTAGCCATTAAATGGCGCTCTAAAGAACCAAGTACACGTGTGTTCTTTTTAGCCACGTCTACAAATTTCTTTAGCTGACTCATGTGGGTAACTTATCATAGATCTTTATCTAGTACCCATTCCTCAAGTGTCATACCTGCGCGTGTTGCTTTACGCTTAAGCGCGTTACGCTCACGGTGACTCATGCCTCCCCAGATACCGTGGGTATCATCCATGCTCTCTGCATAAAGTAAACACTCTTTACGAACAGGGCACTCTGGGAGACCATCTCTGCCGTAACAGACAGCCTTTGCTACGTCAGCAATATCTTTATATTGATCTTTATCTCTTGGGGGATACCAAGTGTTGGTGCTCATTCCTCGGCATTTTGCTTTATATCGCCAAGGTTCTGGTCCGAAGTCTTCGTCGTACAAGTGTGATGCTCCTGGAAGCTCTGGCGCATTTCCAGAAAATCATCTTCAGTTAACAATACATAGTTCTCACTATTAAGACTTACGCCTAGCACAGGCATGCGGCTCTCAAGTATTGCTTCCTTAACAATCTTTTCTAGCACTGCGGCTTTGATAGTAAAGGAGGCTTTGCCTGTGTACTTATGTTCTAAAAGAATATCAGCACTACGGACATCACCTTTACGACTCCAAAAAGCTCCGCTTCCAGCGTTGCGTTTCCCGTCTAGAACTTCTGCTAGTCGTGCCTCGTGCTTCTGTGACTGTCGAAGACCCTTACTCTTCGTCATCGGCAATATACTTAGATCCAGCTTTAATGGAGTCTAGTACTTCCCGTTCAAGGGTCTCTCGAAGATCAATATCTTCCCGTATAGCCTGAAGCATACCATCTTGGCCTTGCCATTGCGAACCGCCATACCGGTAGTAAGCACCAGCTCTGGTAATAACCTTATTAAGTATGCCAATGGCAACGATCTCTTTAGCAAAGTCAAAGTCTCCGGCAGGAATTTCACCGCCATTTGCAAAGTAAAAGTCAACAATAGCTACCTGACCTGGAGCAGCTGACTTATTCTTAAGTACTCTGATCTTGATTACCTGACCAACCTTGCGCTTATCGTCGCCCTTACCTACCTCTACCCAAGAGTCACGGCGGACTTCTAGGCGTGTGAAGAAGGCGTAATCTTTACCTAGACCGCCCGGAGTGGTACGTGGGTCACCGTACATAACTCCAACCTTTGAGCGCCACTGGTTAATGATGAGGCCAATAAAGGGACGTTCTGGGCGTATTAGTGAGCGCTTAGATGCCTTACCTACTTTACGGAAGAACTTGTTAGTAAGAAGAGCTCCGCGTCCTACTGTTGCTTCTTCCATCTCTTTCTCGTCCTCTGCTCCAGGCACCAAAGCAGGAAGTGAGTCAAGGACAATACAATCAATAGCTTTACTTTCCACGATTTTAATGACGGCTTCATACGCCTCCTCCATAATATTTGTAGAAACTACATACACACGGGAGACATCTACGCCACACATCTCTGCGTAACCTGCAACCCACTCCTCTGCCGCTACCCATACAGTTGTAAACTCTGGATCGCGTTGCTGGTTCGCAGCAATAGTCTTAAGGGCAAGAGCGGTCTTACCGTTGCTTGCTTCTCCAACAATCTCATGCCACTGATTGGAAGGCCACCCACCGCCAAGAGCAACATCTACCGCAAGCGAACCTGAAGTAAGACGCCCACCAGTCTGAGTGATATCTGAGCCAAGGACAATAGTGTCCTCACCCATCTTCTTATTGATAGCACTAAATACTTTTGCTAGATCGCCTGTTAATGTACTCATCCTAAGAATCCTCCGTCTGCTCCGATTGCTGGCTTAGTGCCATTAAAAGTACCTGTAGGTATCTGGCGTGCTGGTGTTGCTGGGCCTGCTGAAGATTGACCAGGATTGATAATCCCTTTACCTAAGCCACTACCTGACTGCTGAAGTGGGTAACCGCAATCGTAGCACCTAGGCTTTGCGCCTTGAACACTGCCGTAATTTCCGCTACCACATCCCGGACATCGAGGTGCTTGAGGGGTTGCCTGTTGTGAAGGTGGATACTGTGGCTGTTGCGGTTGAGCATATGTAGCGGGCTGAGGAGCGGCGTATTGAGGCTGCGCCTGTGGCTGCTGAGGAACTGGGTTACCTAATCTGCGTGAAAACCAGTCTGAATTACTCATCTATTTCTCCAAACTCAAGAACATCAGAGTTAACTGTGTTCGTCTCAATCATACCCAAGTGAAGCCCAATTGAAAAGGCGCCCATTAAAGTAGACAGGGCTACCGCTTTATAAACAGCCATTATTGCATCGCCATGTTGTTCTAGCTCCTGGTCTTCCATATTATCTGAGCTTAAGGCCTCAGCTAAATGAAGAGCTACCAAAGACTTGGCGCTTATATCTGCAATAGACTCCAAGAAAGGAAACAAAGGTGCAACAGATTTTACTCTGTCTTCGCTGTCTTCTAGCTCTTTGCACTCCCCCTCTTCACTTATGCGACTAAGCCCAACCATCTCAGCAAGGTCATTTACGTTATCTACTAACTCGGTGTCGTATAGATACCAACGATAAACCGTACTCAGAGGAATCTCTTGAGTACTAATCTCCTCATCATCTGAGTTGCCTTTAAATACGTTTGTCCACCATGCCATTAGTCTTTTGCCTCTCCCCAACGCTGGACAACTTTAATGTCTGCAATCAGTGGAACGTCTAGAAATTTAATCTCTTCCATAGCCTCGCGTATAGCTGCATAGGTTTGATCTACTAAGTGGTCTGGGGTCAAGGTAACAATTTCATCGTGTACGGTTAAGATGATCTTTGCCTCGGCGGGTACTCTTTCGTAGGCCCTAATCATAGCAAGTTTAATTATGTCAGCAGCGGACCCTTGAATGCGCGTGTTAAAAGCCTGACGCTCAGCGCTAGACCTAAAAGCGGGCACCTTAGACTTGATATCTGGCAAGTAACGGCGGCGCTTTAAGATGGTTGAGACGTACCCAGTGTTGCGGGCCACCCCAATAACCTTGGCTTTGTAAAGATCTACGGAAGGGAACTTGGCAGCAAAGTCAGTTAATAGCTGCTTAGCCTCTTGTATGGTGCAGCCAATCTGACGAGAGATCTTGTCGGGGCCAACGCCATAGGCAATAGCCAATACCAAGACCTTACCTGCCTTGCGGTCTACACCCATAGTCTTACCCACAGTTGTGTAGATATCTCCGCCAGTATTGTAGTTGTCAATCATAATTGGGTCGCCAGACATAGAGGCAATAATGCGAGGCTCAATCTGTGAGTAGTCAGCTACAACCAATTTATGTCCCTCTGGGGCATAGAAGAGGTCACGAATCATCTTGCCGTAGTTCTTGTTATCAGGCACCTTGTCATTAGGCGCGGGTATGTTCTGCAAATTGGGGTTAGAGCTAGAAAAACGTCCTGTCTCTGTTCCCCAAGGCTTGAAGTCTCCGTAGATCTTTCCGTTGATAAGTAGGCTTTCCCGCTCTTCAATCTTCTCTTTACCGTTAACGGACTTAACTACCTCACCGCCAATGTAAGGGACGATATAGGTGCTAAGTAACTTATTAATCTCAGCGTATTGGAGGATAGCAGCCACTAACTCATCGTCTGGATGAGCCTCAAGAGCCTCTGCGGAAACGGAGTAGTCTGAATATGTTCTCTTATCTGGGGGCGTCTTCTCACCTTTGCCCGTAAGAATAGTGGGCTTTAGACCTCTGTTGCCTTCAGAGACTGGGCCGTACAAAAGCTCTTGCTTTTCAGCGTTAGAGTTAAGGTTAAATACCTTGCCAGCAATCGAGTAGATATTGGACTTGATTACCTCTACCTCTTCCTCCAGCTTTACGTGTAGTTCTTTAAGGTGTTCAACGTCAATAATTGCGCCTGTAAGTTTCATTTGGCACAACACCTTAAGCAGATCCATCTCAAGACCCATTACAGTTTCTACATCTGATTTGGTAATCTTAGCGGCAACTATCTGCCAAAGTAAGAATGTGTACTTAGAGTCAAGGTATGAGTACTTAGCTACCTCATCAAAAGAATACTCTTCAACCTTATGACCTATGCCTTTCTCCATGCTAAAGCCTAAGTCTCTTTGTAAACAGTCGTCTAAGCCAAGCTTTCCGCTGTTACGACTATCGTATAAAAATGAACCGATAAGCGTGTCAAAGTACGGGCCTACAGGAATTACTCCGTCATAGTGTTTAGCTACAGAACATAGGTCAAAGATAAGGTTGTGACCAATAGTAAGTATGTTCTCGTTAAACATTAAAGGCTCTAATGCTTTAAATACTTCAGCAGGAAAGAGCTGTTTTGGGGCTGGACCAAACTTCTTTACGTGCTTCTTTTTATCACGCGAGTAGTCATAGTCACGGGCTTCCAAACCAGCATCTACGCGCTTTTGTCCTTGACCTGTTAAAGGCCTAATTGCTTCTAAAAAATCACCGTTGGGATGACCCATAGGAATAACATCTCCACGGCCACGTGTAGCAAAAGATATCCAAAGAACTTCGTTTACTGCGGGTATGCCTCTATGTTGTCCAACAGTTTCTACGTCAAAAGCAAAAGCATCTTGCTTGAGGTAATAAGCAACCATCTCATCCAGTTGCTCTTTAGTCGTAATAATATTCAAATTGTGTCCCCTATAAAGTTAGAGACCGATGGAAGGGGGTCATCGGCCTCTAACAGCTATGTGTGTTTTAGAGCAAAGAGTCTGCGATAGCCTCTAGCTCATCCCAAGTAGGTGTCTTGATGTCAGCGCGTGTATACGGCTGAACTGATGCAACGAAAGCGTCTGAAGCAGCCTCGTCAATCTGCCAGTCTTCCATCAAGTCACGGCCCTTTACTGGGTTAATGTGATAAGCAGTTGTCTGTTGCTTACCTGTGCGACTTACTGCCCAATAGTTACGGGTCAATGGACCTTGTGGGGAGAAGTGTGCTGCATGTAGTGCCTTCCACAAACGTGGAGATGCAATAAGCATCTGACGTTGCGGTCCGCCCTCAGCAGATAGGTTGACAATAGAGAAAGCACGCTTCTCTTCTGGCTTGCTACCAAGCTTGATGCAGAGAGGATCATTAGACCCAAGGGAGATGTAGGACTTCTGTCCTTCTTTGTTGGTAAGGAAGTGTTGCTTGTAGACAGCAAACGGACCGTCTTGATCAAGGAACTTAACTACCTGGAAGCCGCCATCGGTAAACTTAAAGTCTTTGGCGTATCCCTGTGATACAGGTGTGATCTTTTCTCCAGCTTCCCAACCTGATTGGATTGCTGTTGAGGTTGACTGCGCTGGGCGGTCATTGATAGCAGATGCACTGAACTCGTCAGTGGCTGGTAGGTATTCTTCTGTGCGATTTACTGACATTGTTTTTCCTTTGTTAGTTTGATTTTGTTTCATCAGCCCGGATGTTACTCCACGCTTCAGCGATCTCATTACTGAGGTGCTGATGTTGAGACCAGTCTATACGTTTTGTCTCTAAAATTCCAGCCTTGTCAAAGCGCTCAATGACCGCTTCAATCATGGCTCGAGAGTAGAGCCTACGTCCTTGATGGTCTTTCCCATTAATGTCTTTTTTAACGGGAAGTCTGTAGGGTGCTGAGGGTAGGTAACCCTCTTTAATCCATGTACGAATTGTAATGATAGGCCTGCCTAAGGCAGATGCTAGAGACCCAATAAGAAACAACTCAACGTCTTTACCATTAGGCAGCGTGCGCTTAGTTGGATTAGAGTCCCAGTTCTTAGACACAACAATCTCTGGGTCTTTCTTGGCTACTGCCTTGCGCTTCTTTTTACTGCCTGGGTAGTACTCATCAAGGTCAGCAAAAGCCTGATCAATAAAGTCGTCTGTCATTTATTCTCTACAATAAACGCAAAGGTCTCCTTTGCAGGAAACATTGTGTCAATGTCAGATTCAGTTAGGTAACCTTCGTAAAAGGCGGCCATAATTGCGGCCTCATCTAGCACAGGAACCATCTTGATACAGGTGTTCTTTATACCTTTATCGGTGAGGATTTGCTCTGCAACGTTCATGTCTAAGTTCTTGGATACACGGCGCTGCTTAGTGACCTTTATATTGCCCATAATGGCGTCCTCAAAAGATATAACCCTATGGCCTTTATCATCAGGTTCAAGAGTGTCTATGTCTTGAGTCATGCGACTCTTAAGTTCGCTTTGGCGATCTGCCAGCATGCCCATCTCAGTCTTTAATGCTAGAAACTGACGAGCGTTTTTCTTTAACTCTTCTATATTCATTAGTACCCCCTAGGGGCACCACATTAGTTATCTTCTAGAGGATTGTCAACCTTGATGTAGCTTTCTAGCGCCTTGATAATAATGCTAGTAACTGTAACGCCCTCTTTAGCGGCCTTCTTCTGAACGGCAAGCCAAATATCATCCGAGACGCGGATGGTACGGGTCGGTGTCTTAGGTGCGTTAGGCATTCATCAATTATACAATAGAACTCTGTAAGAACTGCTTTAAGCTACCAGCGCTCATTTCTACTCCGCCGTCCTCAGTTATGCCCTCACCATCAATAACAGCATTGGCTAAGGCGTTCTTCTGCTGTAAAACTTCCCATTGGCGCTGCTCAATAGAGCCTGTAGCAATGATGTCAGTAATAACAATAGAAGGCCACAGACTAGAGGCGCGCTTGATACGACCATTGCGTTGGACGGCTGTGCCTGAGCTCCATGGCAGGTCATAGTTAATCAATAGATTAGCGGCAGGTAGATCCACCCCATAACCACCAGCGTCACTAGATATAAGAACACGCACAGCGGGGTCTGTATTAAAAGCAATCTTGTTAGTCTCTTTAGTCTTAGCGTCTAACTTGCCTGAATAAAGGCGGCATTGTTCTCGGCCCAAAGCGTCAGCAATCATGTCCAGCATGTCTACATAGGTAGCAAAGATAACTACCTTATTTTCGTCATTCTGCTCTAGAAAGTCTTTTACATACTGAACTAGGTAGTCAAGCTTAGGTGAGCTAGTAACACCCTCAAGGGCACCTCCAATAACCAGCTCATTTGCGTATGCAGAGCCTTCTCCATTCATCAACTCAAACTTACTAGAGCTAGTACGGAGCAGGTCTGGGTGAGAGCAGAGCATCTTTAGGCAACCAATCTTAGACATGATCTTGCCACGCATCTCATCTTCAGGGCCTCCTCGTGAAGACTCTAAGCCGTAATGAGAAAAGACATTAAAGGACGCCCCAAATAAAGTCTGAGCCTCTTCTAAGTCAAACAAAAGGTCATTTACAATCTTGGAGTAAAGCTTGCTTGTTTTACGATCAAAGCTAATCTTGATTGGGTCTTGATGAATGGTCTCTGGAAGGTAAGGAGCTACATCTGGATCTTTCTGAGCTTTACGAACAGAGGCGGCTTTCATAGTGGTGTGTAGGGTGGATAAGTTTCTATAGTAATCAACGCCGCCCCAGCTATTTCTTACAATAAAAGCTGAGTCAAAGATGTCAAAGCGACCAAGAACAGAAGGGTCAACAAATTGCATGATGGAGTACAGCTCTTCAGGCTTACCATTTTCAATAGGAGTGCCCGTAAGAGCAAAGCGATAGGGGGTCTGAATTAACTTCTTAACCTGCTTAGATCGCTTAGACTTAAACGATTTAATGGCCGTAGCCTCGTCTAGTACTACAAATCCTCTAGGAAGTCTTTCGACGAACTTCCAATCGTTGACCACTTGTTCATAGTTAAGAACAATGTAATCAACCCCAGAGTTACGCCAATCATAAGCCTCTTCGTATTGGGCTTCTCTTTTAGACGGGGTGCCATCAATGACCAAAGCGCGTGAAGTGCCATCTGTAAACTTCTCAATCTGGTTAGCCCACTGGTATTTAAGTGAGGATAAGCAAATGATAAGGCCTGGCTCATCTATTTTCCGCTCATCCATCAAGCGTTCTATAGCGGCTATGGTAATAACAGTCTTACCCAAACCCAAGTCATAGGCAACCAGCATGCTAGAGCGGTCGCACATGCGGTCTACTGCCTCAGGTTGGTATGGAAGGAGAGTCCCCGTAAAAGTCATTTGATTCTTTACGCTCCCTTCTTTCTTTTAGAGTCTTTTTCCAGTGGCAAGCGTGACAAAGCACTTGACAGTTTTCAAGTTCCGCTATTTTTTTGTTATTTTTATCAGACATGGACCAAAGTTTTGCGGGGTTCATGGTCTTTTTAGATGGGTCAATATGGTCTACCTGAAGTCTATCAGAACCGCCGCAGTGTGCGCAGGGGCCGTGAGAATCTACCCAAAGTTGACGACGATTGCGCATCCAGTTTCTTTGGTATTTCTTCATTACATCTTTATCAATGTAAGGGCTCACTTTAAGCCGTTCATCCAAGTCTTGATCATTAGTTCAAGGTCCTCAATAGTACCGTTATTAGTAAAGATCTGGTCTACAGTAAATGTCGACATTTCAGACTCAGATATATGATTGTTAATAGCGCCTACACCTGGGCGCTCTACGCGCCAAATATGACTTGAAACATGTACGTTATTTTTAATGGCATCTGCTTCATTTTTAAAACGAACATCTGTTATAACAAAATTATTTAAGTAATAAGCCACTGGTGGAATATGCTTTAGAGTCTGATCTATCCAATGGGTTTCTCCAAATACCTTACGGGCACCTACTCCCAGAGTCTGTAAAAGTCTTCTAACTTCTGGTTGAGCTTTAGCTATATCCCAGCCATACTCATCTACTAATGAACTAAGACGATTACCTTTATCAAGGATTGGGTTTACTTCTAAAAGAAGGTCTCGAATTGGGTCAGCAAATGCCAAGCGGATAAATCCGTAATGATCTACAAGAACTTTTGCTACTGAGTCTTTACCACTTCTAGCGTAACCTGTTAGACCGATAATCATGCAATAGCCTTCTCTCCACGAATCATGTGCTGTGCGTTCTGTAAACCGGATACTACTTCTGCTCGACTCATAGCGCCAACATCTTTAACGTCAGTGTCCTTATAGTTAAAGAACCATGCTTCAGCTTTTAACTCTCGGCAGCGAATAATCATATCTCTAGAGGCTACTCTGCCAGCCTCATCATTGTCTAAAGCAAAGATTATGCGGTCAGCTCCACGTATTGCGCTTAGCTGTTCAATAGTGATTGAGCAGCCAAAAGTAGCAACTCCGCCTGGTATACCTATTGAGGCTAACCGTACAACGTCTAATGGAGACTCAACAACAATCATGTCACCCGATTTGTACTGTTGATAACCAAAAAGTGCTTTGCCCTTTTTCATACCTTTTGGGTGATTGTTAAAATATCGTGTACTAAATCCTTTTTCTTGCCAGCCTAGTAAAGTACCATACACATGTCGCACAGGAATAATCCAGTTACCGTTATGTCTGTCCCAACGAATACCGTATAGATTAGCGGCTTCACGTGTGAGACCTCTTGCTTGCAAAGCTTCAGCCGGCACATCTACAAAAGCGCTGAGCATTGATTCAGTAACTCTTACTGTCTCTTCTGCTTGCGCTTTCTCGGGTTCGGTTAAGCGCATAAGACGAGCTACTAAGTTCAGGTTAGTGTTTGCCCAGTCGGTAGCCTGATCTAACGGAACACCTCGTACATAGGCAACTAGTGAATAAAGATTTCCCTTAAACCCGCATGAAAAGCATATGTGAGCGCCAGAGTCCGCGTTGATATACCAAGAGGGGTTACGATCTGGATGCCCTGTTCGTTCCTCATGTGCTGGGCATTCCCCTTGCACTTCCCAACCACGAGTTCCAATGACCTTAATGCCAAGGTCGGCAAGAGTTTCCTGCATCTCTTCTACTGTCATAGGTCGTTGTTATCCATCTCTCTAAAAGCGCCAGTGTTCCAATCCCACATAAGGGAGACTTCGCTAAGTCCAGAGTTACGGCTAGCAATAACGCGTAGTAAACGAGTGTCATCTACGTTCTCATCTTCGCGCTGAAGACCAAAGATAACATCGGCATCTTGGTGGAAGGATGAGGAGTAACCAATAGAGTCTGCGCTTACTTGACCCTTCTTCATCTTCCATGCAAGAGCCTGAGTAGAGATAACAACAGGCTTGTTAATCTTCATGGCTAAGCGCTTAAGGTTACGAGTAATCTGCGTAATTGCCTGTGGAGTATTGGACTCACCAGTTACCTCATCAAACATAAGGTAGGTTCCATCAATAAAGACAATATCTGGGTTCTTTCCTTGAATCTTGCTGGCAACGGCACTTACGGTTAAACCGCTAGAGGAGTCTGTAAACCAGAAGTCATCATTCATATCTTGAATGCTAGTAACAATACGCTCATAACGCTGCTCTTCTTCAGCGGTAAGGGTTCCTGTCATAAGTCGTTTGTGAGAGATGCGAGCACGCATAGCGTAGTAACGAGTCTTCTGCTCGTTGTTGCTCATCTCAAATGACATGAACATAGGCTTGTGACCATTAAGGTGACAGTTAATAGCTATCTGCAAAGCAAGCGTTGACTTACCTGTCTTAGGGGGTGCAACAATAACTACTAGCTGACCTGGTTGTAGGCCTGAGGTAGAAGCATCCATAGTTGGAAAGCCGGTAGGTAGACCTAGTAACCCTGGACTGTTCTTACGGTTTATGTACTCTTCCATAGCAGACTTAGCAGCCTTTCTAATTTCAAGGTCGTTAGTAGAACCAAGACCAGACTGCTCTAGTAGAGCAAAGCCTTGTTGTAATTTAATAAGCGCGTCTTCATGCGCATTAAGCTTCTTAGATTCAAGTGACTGACTAGCATCAATCATCGTATTAATAATTAAAGCCTTACGACGACCTTCTACTAACTTATCAATGAAGTAATCAATGTGGTCTTCAACTACTGGGGGAGTGTAGTTTCTAAAGTTAGACTGGATGATCTCTAAGCTAGGGCACTCTTGGTATTCAGTGTAGTGATGCTGTAAGAACCTATAAAGATTCTTTTCTTCAGTGTCAGCAAACCACTCTTCAGTAATTCCGCGCTCAAGGGCGTAACCAATACTCTTTTCAGTAATGATCTTGCTTATTAGATAAGCTTCATTGTTCATAGATAGTTAAAGTCCATTCCCCAGTGACCGTACCGTAGCAGATTTTTTGGTTGATCTATAACGCCAAGAACTTCAGGTCTGTATGGCAAGTCTTGCATCACAGCCTCTATAGAGTCATAGGCTCTTGAGTAGCGAAATGGGTTAGTACCCATCGCATCTAAAGTAAGCATCAACTCTTCAAGGTCCTCTGAGTTAATCTCATATGAAATCAGCTCAAGGGTGACCCCTTTGCGCGTGGTGTACAAATAAAACTTACTAAGGATGTCTTTACGTAGCTTTAGCTCTCTATGTACCTTAGGTATTATTTTAAACCGTTTTGTAATACTAGATTCCACAATTGAAAACGCGTCTGTTGTAACGAGTATTCTCTTGGGGAGCTCATTACTGATGTCCCCGTTCTTCATTTAGTAGACCTCAATCCTTCCGTACTTGATAACAAACTCTCTAAAGTCTTTGCTTGACTTCTTGGCTTTAGCGGCGTCCTCTTCGGTGGCGCGGCTTGAGATCTCTAATGGGTAAGTTCCGTTGTTGCTATCAATGCGAGACTTAACAAAGCGTGAGTGCTTGCAAGTACTGCGGCCTCTAAAACCGGGGCAGGTACAGAACAGGTTACCTTGCTCATCTCCAGATACTTCATAGATACCTGGCCCAGGCGTTTGAGTCTGACTCAAAAACACCTGAATAAGCTTGGTGGTCATTGCTCTACTCACTTTCTTAGATCCGATGTTTCAATAGGTAAGTACAGGAACGACTCGTGAGCAAAACTCTCGGTAGCATCACCGTATACGTAACCCCAATTGTCTAACGAAATGTTTGTAGTAACAATAGTAGGCAATCCATTGTTAAAGCGTGTGCGCAACACATGATGCAACATACTTTTCTGCCAACCAGATAAAGAAGCGTGCTCTTTACCAAGGTCATCAATAATCAGTACACGTATATTGTAAGAGTCATTTGGGCAGTCACCCAATATACCTTGATATAAAATCTGAGTTTCATCGTCAGCTTCATCCATTAACTCACCTTTAAGGTTGAGTATGTCGTTAAAAGTAATGAAGTAACAAGGACGAATAAGTACACGACCCTCTTTAACATCAAAAGCTTCAATAGGAAAACGAGTCATTATCTCTTGGATAATAGAGAGCGCTAGTGTGGTCTTACCGTGGCCAGGCTCTCCCCAAAGAAGTAATCCTTTACCGCACCTAGAGTTACCAGCAGAACGAATAATGTCTCCGCGCTCTAAAGCATCCATCCAAACATCAATCTTCTTACGGTCATCTGCATGTATGACAGTGCAATCATCTAGTAACCAACCAAGACGATTTGGATTTATATTTGCGGCTTTAACCCAGGCTTTACGTCGTATCTTTAAGTCGTCAAGTTTGAACACTAAAACCTCTCCAACTGTTGCTTAGATACATCTTTAGCTTTGGTTACTTCTTCTGGGGCGCTTGTACTTTGCTGAGCCGCTATTTGCAGGCTACCAAAGTTCTTGAGGAACAACCGCCAGACCATATCAGAGTCCTTAACCTTCTTCTCATGATCTAGCCGACCAAAGAAGATGTCCATCATCTTGACCTCAACATCGCCTGTAGTGCCATAGCTCTTTCGCGCTTTTGCGTATGCCGTTTTAAATACCGCTCGAGAACCCTCCCACGGAGTTATGTCCCACCTGACCATGCGGTTGGCAAACTCAAAGACTGCGTTGTCTATGGACCAATGGTTTGGATCGCGATTGATATTGGCGGCCATAGCCTTTTCAGCCTTAGCGTTGCGAGCCTCGCGGTACTCGCGGTCACGGCGTTCTTTATCTCGGCGCTTGAGCTCGGCCATCTCCTCGGGGTCTTGCTCTATTTGACCTAATGAGTTCCATTCATCATTCATCGCTTCTTCTCCCCGTTTGGCTTCGCCAAACCCTATTTTTTTACTTATAAATGTATTAGTATTTAGTACTAAATTGCTATACAGCTGTGACTGCTGTATCAGAAGTGCCGATTTGGGACTCCCATCGGTTAGCCGCGAAACGGTAATGTACTTGCCGTTGATAACCTCCCGAGTGGTTTTAATGTAGCCAGCCTCTCGGAGCTCCTTTAGGACAGCCAGCATGGTTTTGCGACCCTCTGAAAAAATCCGAGCAAGGTTCTCAGCGCTGATATTAGCCTCTGATTCTTGTAGATACATGTAGACCCCTAGGGCACGGGCTGAAATCACTTCCTAGACCCCTTCTTGGGCGTTTCTGTGGCCTTCAGGAGTTCGGCTGCCACCTCTCTGGCGATCATTTTAGCTAAAGCTTGGACACCTAGATAAAAGTCCTCAGCCAGCTCCTCATCCTCTAGGTCTTCGTCGTCAAAGTCCTCAAGGTCCTCTTCGACGTCCTCCTCTGGCTTAAAGAACTCTTCCAGCTCAGGAATAGACGGGTTCAATATAACCTCAGACGCGCCTGGGTTGAACTTAATTGGCATCAAGCCCTCGGTCAGATCAAAAGAGGGCACCTTATGCTTGTCAAAAATGCTTAAGAGGTTATTGGTGCCTTGATCCTCATCGTCTACCAATATAAAGGCTATGACGTTGGTGCCCTTTAATTTAGTGCACGCAGTATCAAACGGAGTGTCGGAGTGGCTTACCGATGAAGAGGGTATGCCCTCGTAGTTAGCGTCTTCTCTGCAAAAGAGCAGTATGTCTTTGCTCTTGTCTTTAGCAAGTTGCGCAGCAAAGATCTGTCCTTGACTTGGGCGCTTCTCATACGGGAATACAAAGGTAACTTCTTGTCCGTGCCCGTATACATAGTCTTCAATTAGTGCTTCTACATTTGCGCGGCTGGTCTGTCCATCACCGGCAACTATTACGTAGTATTTGTCCATAGAACCCCCTGACTTAGGGGGCCTACGCTAGCACATCAGGTTTGCGGTTGAGCAATATAAACTGCGGCAGTGCTTCCCATAGGAAGCTGCGCGTTTAAGACAGCACCAAATAAACGGGTTTGCACAGCAAATCTGTTCTTGTAGTAGTGACTACGGGCAGCATTTGCGTTACCCTGTCCGCCCTCCCAGAATAGGTCATATACAGTTCCTGAACCGTTGGAGCCGTCAAAGTACTCTAGTACTTGTCCAGTGTTCTCAAATAAAGCTGCGTCAACTATAACTACGTCTCCTGTTGCAGCCGTAGTCCAATCTATCTCAACTGTTGCGTATGCAGTTGTAGCTGGCGCAGTTGCTGTTACATATGGTCGAGTCCAGACGCCAGCGTTTAAATTAAATGAGGTGCCTGAAGAGGTACTTATTAAAGTGTTAGTGCTGTCGTACCACGAGATCTTTGGCGTAAACGTCTCAGAAGTTGTTGCAGGTTGCACATAGATGCTGAATGTATAAGAGGTGTTTGGGTAATAGATACCCATCAACTGAGATGTTGTAGATCCATCCCAAGATGAAAGCACGGCTGTGCCAGTTGCAGTGGCAGTTAGTTGTAGTCCATTACCTACTCTATAAACTGTTCCGCTTGTTACTGTAGAGTTAGATGCAGTTACCGAGTAAGTAAACGTATTAAGGCCTACTCCGGTAATTGTTCTAGAGCCGTTATAGTTACTAGCACCAGTGCCAGTTACTCCAGAGATAACTACCACCTGACCTACTTGATAACTGTGTGGGTTATTTAAAGTCACTGTTGCTACATTAGATACGATGCTGGCAGTAGTAACGGAGAACGTTTCTACACCTGGCTCAGCAAACTGTGAAACTGCTGTAGTAGAAGCGCCAGTTACATTCCAAGGAGTTATTGGTGAGGCAAAATGAGGGTTGATTAACTCATTAATGCGATTAGCTCTGAGGGTTAAGTGGAGTTGACGAGCCTCATCAAAGCTAGTTGCGCTAGAGGCTGCTTCAAACTGGGCTGCATCAAAGTAATGGTGCTCATTAGTTGCAGTGCCGCCTACTGAGGCAATAGATACCCCTGGGCATGCGTAGTACGCCCCAGTAGGCGCACTTGCTGATACATAAGGACGAACAGAACCGGAGAACTGTGCTGTGTTATCTGATACAGCTGATCCAGTTGATGTGCTGATATAAACACCAAAACGATTAAACCATTTGATTGCTGCGGTTACATTTCTAGCAGTTGCTCCTGCGCCTTTTGCGGCATAAATACTAAACGTATAACTAGTGGCTGCTGTAACAGGGATACCCTTATTAATAGGGTCATCATCACCACAGTAAGAGGTAACAGTTTGTGTACTAGAGGACGTGTTATAGAGTGCCAATATTGCATTAGCTTTATTTGGAAATAGAGTTGGTGCAGTCGGTTCAACCCAAGGAGCTGGGTACGGAGCAACTGTTCCATAGGCTTGAGTTGATGCGTTATAGCCCGTTACGGTTGTAAAGTCAGGAGAGCTTGTAGAGAAGCTAATGCTGTTAGATTGATCTACTGCGGTCAATACCACTGGGGTTGTAGAGTTAAATAGTGGGTATGGTAAGCCTTGAATTACAACTGAGTTTCCTACGTCGTAGTTATTAGCGCCAATAACTAAGGTAGCTGTTCCAGAGCTAACAGAGATAGTTTGGATGTTATAAATAGCAAGTCTATCTAGATCAGCGCTGCCATCTAGTGATTGCCAGTGACCAACACTTTCTACAAATGAAGAGTCGTTGTAGTCAAGCATCATATTGTGGCCAACCACAATTCCATTAGTGCTTGGGTTAGGTGTGCCAGAGATAGGTACAGGAACTCCCCACCCAGTAAAGTCTTTAATAAATCCTACTAGACCTTCTTTGGAGCCCTTTTGTTTAGTAAGAGTCACTCCATCACGAAGTAGCTTACGGTTTTGTTGAAGTCCTAAAGCCGGTTCGTAGGTAAGGCCAAACTGATTCATTAGTGAGGGCACAAGGGTACCATTAACTGTTGATGGGTTATAGCGGCTGGTTAGTAAAGACGTCATATTTTGTGTGTAGTCTAGCTCAAAACCAAAGTTACTTAAGAAAGAATACAGATCTGGGTTATCCCAAGTGTCTGTTGTTGCTTGATAAGGTTGTGTAATCTTGTAGATAGATGGTAGGTAGTCATACATCTTATCTGTGTTGCCATAGTCTTTAACAGATAGCGCAAAAGCATTACCCGCATTAACCCATGAGTATTGAATAAGGCTATAAACAAAGATGGTGTAGTAGTAATAATTACCTTCAACTAAGCCAGAAGAGTCAATGTAAAACACCGGGTCATTGCCGTTATACACAGTAAGAACGTTAGTTCCGTCCCACGGATTTACTGGATAGCCGTAATTGTTTCTTACAATTGCAAGCTTAGACCAGTTTCCAGTTGGGTCGGTCCAGTTAAGTAAAATGCGCCCATGACCAGCAGGTTTTGCCGTAAAAGGGGTGGCATCAAACTTAATTGGGTTATCTGTACCATAGTAGTCAAGACCATAGTAACTAATACCGTAGCGTGACATTAGTTCAGGATTCCTCCAGTGGCGTTAATAATAACGCTGCCTACACCCGTAGCTGAAGGGCTGGCGGTAGTTCCAAGTTCATACAGCGTTGGTATCTCATTAGTTCCGCAAACAATGTCTTTAACTACAAGCGCGGTTACTGAACCTGTTGCTGAGGTTGAAGAGACGTTGTTAGCTACCAATGTGTAAGAGAAGGTATTAGACGTAGTTGCAGTAACCACAAATGTGCCGTTAAAAGTAGAGTCAACGCTAGTCACAGATACAGTCTGACCCACGGATAAATTATGGGTTACAGATGTAGTAAGAGTGGCCACGTTGCTAGTTAAGGCTTTATTTGTAATAGTAAAAGTTTGATCTTGGTCTGCTCTAACCAACTTTTGTATCTGCTGATACGCCACGCCATCTACAGATGAGATGGTTTGGTAAACATCTGACACCGCAATAGTGTCATTAAAGATGACGTTATCAATATAAAAGAGGTTATTGATTGCAGAAGTTACGTTGCTTACAACTGATGACTGCTTATATTGAGGCGCCACTGTAATGTTTACTACTAAGTAAGCCCCAACATACTTTGGTGGTTGGAACGTAATAGTGGTGTTAGCAGGGGCTTTGTCTATTAATGAAGACAATACATTTGTGGTTAGATTGTTAAAGACAGATGTTGGCGTTACGTTGTCTGCTGCAACCCCTGGATCACCTGCAGGAGCAAGGTACAAAGTAACTGATGTATAGACATCAGCTGTAGCAATTGCTTTGGCTACTCCAGAAACCTGAACAGCGATATAAGAGTAGTCACTTAAAGAAACCGCTCTGTTAATTGCTCTAATGCTTTTAGGGGCGTTGATTCTAATTGAGTCTGTGCTTTCAGCATCTGCTCCGCCAGTAGCGGCTCCATCTCCAGAAACAGAGATGTCTTGGTTAGATACCGTAAGACCTGCGGGTATACTTCCAGAAGGAACATTGATAACGTACTTAATTGTATTAGAAGCTACGTTGCCAATAACACCTCCGCCAACTCGATAGGTGGCGTAGATCTGTGCTCCGTTAGGTGGCACTCTTCCGCTAACGCTGTCTCCAAAGGTAACGTAGGTAATGCCATCAGCGTCAGTATTTGTTGAAAATACCGGGTCATAACCATTAGAGTCAATTAAGTACTGCACTGACTGATAGGCGACGCCGTTGATAGTGACATTTACTGTGCCATTAATAACGCTAGTGTTAGCCAGCGCGTATGTTTGGCTAGGTGTTCCATCAGATATGCCGATAATCTCGTTAGATACTGTTTGACCTTGAGTAGCCACAACAGTAGCTGAGCCGTTAGTCGCACCTGATTTTGCGGGTACGGTTAGGGCTGAGTTAGTTTCAAAGACTACTTGGGTGGTAGTTCCATTAGATACTAACGAGGTTGCAACTTGTGTAAGGGCAGGTAGGGTAATAGGAGAGGCTGTTGAGTTTTGGAAGGTAAGGGTTACGGTAGAAGCCGTGCTATTTGTAGGGGTGTACCCAATAAGGTTGGCAATCTGTAGAACTGTTTGACGCTGGGTTGCGCTGGTAATGAGGGCCTCATTAGCCGTTCTGTCAATGTAGTAATTGAGGATATCTCCCATATAAGCAAAGAGCTCTAGTAGGGTCATACCAAAATCAGCAGGGTCGCGATTAGTCCAGGTTGGAGAGAATATAGGGATGAGGTTGGTCATATCCGTAAGGATTGCCGCATAGTCCCTTGAGGTGTAATCTACTGAGGGAACGTAATTGTTACTAGCCATTTGATACCTCCGTAATTACATCTCCAGATTGACTAATAATAGCAGTTTTAAGACTTACGGTCTCAGGGTTTGCGTTCATCCCGTAGTTATATGTGATGGATATAGACAAGATGTTATCTACGGGATCTACCTTTGGTGTGGCGTTAATAAAGTTCAAGTATGGTAACCACTTATTAAAGACCACAGCTACCTCTTGTTTTATAAGTTGAGTTGCCTCTGTCATGTTCTCAAAAGAGATTGCTTTTATGTTAGAGCCAAAGTTAGGTCGGTTAACACGCTCACCTAAATAGGTCATTACTATTAACACAATTCGGTCTTGCAGTATTTTTTTAGGGTCTTGGGTGTTATTGACCGCCCCATTGCTATCAAACGAAAACGGCAAAGCCATAGCTTTACTCATAGTTGTACTCCCATCCATACTGGAAAGTTAGGGTCTCCGGCTATAAACATGACCCAAACTTTTTGACCGACATTTGGAACCTTACGGTGATATGTATGCTCAGCGGCGGTTAGCCCAATTTCTGATCCATCTGTGTCTAGCGGGTCTGTGCTTGTCACATGTGGGTGAGCTAATGTACCAGCGCCACTCTTAGCCACAACGGTTAAAGCGGGGATAGTTATAGATACAGATCCCCCCTGTGGATCCGAGCCACTTACAGAGGTAGAGGATGTTGTCAATAAGGCTGCTACTTGAGCGGCCGTATGCGTTTTATGATCAAGGTGTTCGGCATCAGATGTGACTGGTAGGCATGGAAGGGCCCAATCAGTCTCTTCTGCACCAAGTATTTGAGGCACCTGTAGTTTAATTTTATAAAGCTTATCCGGGTCTTCGTTATTGGTACAAAGCCCTTGATATATTCCATAAAAACGCTTGTCTTCATCTGTCATGGCTTAGGCACCTTTGTAAGTAAACGTTTAGTGTAAGAAGCAGAGCTTGTATTTGGTTGAGTAACTGATTGCACTGCCGGCTTAGAGGCCGTCCACTTTGGGCCTTTAATAGGCTGTTTGTTTACCAAAGGAAGTGGTTTATTTTTTGCCGCACTAAACTGGCCATTAGCGGCCGGAGAGTACGCAATAGATGTTCTTCTTAAAGCTGAAGTAGGTGGTTTATTTGTCTGGCGAACCCCAGGAATAATTGTTCTAGAGGGAGCGTAATCAGGGGAACTAATCAAATCACCATCTGTCCATTTAACCGCAGGTCCAAGAGAGTCTGTGCCTAGATGAAGCATTGTTGTGTATTTAAACACATTTCTAGATTCTTCTACAATCAGGTGCTCTGTTCCTAAGATAACCCAATACCCTGAGTAGTTATTGCCGAGTCCGTCAAGGTACACAGGTAAATCTGGTCGCAAAGAAGGGTCACCTATTACCTCAGCCACAGCTCTATAAGGAAATACGGCTCTATCATCCGCAGCTTTAGCCTCATGATTAGCTACTTGAGAGTCAAGCGCAACCACATGAGTATGGAATTTATCAAAGAACTCTGCTTTGCTATTGAGCCTAGTGTTCTTATTTCTTTTCTGATTTACTATGGCTACAGGTAAAGACGTGTTTAGATCAACGCCTGATACAGAGATGGCAGCTTTTTTGTCTCCATCGTGGTCAATACTCTCGCCAATTACTGGGTAAAAAGAGTACAAGTTAGACCCGCTTGGGTTAGCTTGGCTTCGCATTGTGAACTTCTTTGCCTGTGACCTGCGCTGCGTGTAGTCGTACATCATAGGTTGGAAGTAGATCTCTGTACCCTCTGTTCTTAGAGAGTAACCGCTCTGCTTTGCCAATCTAACGCAAAACTCCCAGTCAGTGTGACCAGCTTGAGACACTTGTGGGTACACTCTTGGGTGCGGAATGGCGTAACAAGAGAAGCTGTGCTTAGCTGCAATCTGTTGAATAATTGCATCCGCTGACAACCCTTTATACACTTTTTGAGACTCGTTCTTAAACACGTATGAGGCGCTTATAGCTACTACCTCAGTTATGTTGGACCCAGGTTCATTTTGTGTAGTTACGTGATCTATGTAGCCAATAAAAACTTTGGACTCTAATCCATTATTAATGGTAAAGGATATTGGCGATCCGGAGCTTACGTTGTCGTAGTCAACGCCCCAGTCACGAAATTGGATGGTTGCAACTTCGTGTTGGTACCTATTTTGCTTTAAGCTTAAGTCATAAACGCGTGCCGGGGGCAAAGTGGTATTAGGAAAAGAAACAGTAATGTAATTAAACATTAGCTATCCTAAGTACTGTGCCTGCGGGTATGTTTGTAAAGTCTACTTTAGGGTTAACCTCGGCTATTAACCACCATAGAAACGGAGTCTTGTAGTATTTAGTTGAGATTTGGTCCAGTCTTTCACCAGCAACATATGAATGTTCATAATAATTTAGCGGGTTAATATTGTGGGTAGAGTAAAAAACAATAGGGTTATCCGGTCCATTAGTGGTTTTAGATACAAAGTCAACGGTAGAGTACTCATATCTAGATCCAGTATAAATTGTCATAGTAGTTGCTCCTTACTTAAGCGAGCTCTGAGAGTAGGCAGACATATTAATAGTTACTTCAGAGTGAATTGGAATCATGTCTTCAGTAAACATTTGATGAGATACCGAAATGCTTTCTATCCATCCTACGTAAGAAAGGCTGTCAGCATTTGGACCAAATTGTACTGCAACCGGTGTTGGTGCTAAGAAATTAATATCAGCTGTTTTTCTTCCAAGTGCATTTCTCCAACCAGCTGCTAAAATCCCATCCCCATTAACCATTTTAAAAATGTATTCTATGTCCGCCATGGTACCCCTGTTCATTAACTCATTTATAAGTTGGTTTAACGACTGTACAGCGCCAGCGGACCTTGAATAATAATTATAAACAGCGGTGTCCAAAGTACTATCATCAAGATTTCCAGGTAGCGGCCCAGTATTTAACTTAAATGCTTTAAAACACGCAAAATCATTTACCCTATTAATAACAGCCACAAAAGATATAGCTTCTGTTCCAGGAAAAAGAGGAACTCCTCTACCAATAAACGCGTCCATAGCTTGTGGAACTAAATTAGCATTTCGTTGCACAGAGGTTGAGATTTGAGTTGGGTTCCATAAAAATTGAAAGCCCCATTGTGTGTCTAAAGTAGAAGCAACTCCAGTTCCTCCAGTGACTACTCCGGTTTGACTAGAAGAACCTATTCCTGTTAAATCTGTATAACTAGAAGAGTCAGCTCCAACATAGCACCACATTCTAGCTCTACGCATACTCTGATCTTGATATGTTGAACTTACATTCATTAAATTTTGGTTGATTGGTAGGCTCCAGTTGTGCGGAGCTAAATTAAATTTAATGTTAGTGGGTGTGTTATTAGCCGGAACTACCGTGTTTTTACTATTAGGGTCCGTATTTGTTGTATGTTTTTTAACATTAACAGGGGTTTTTTGTGTTTGAGTTCCGTTTACAATGCCCTGTCCAGTACCTCTTACAACAGCTACAGCTTTTGTTCCGTTTATATTTTTAGGGGTTGCTGTAACAAAGTTAACTACATCTGAAACAAGAGTTCTAAAAAAATGACCAAAAGGGTTACCACCAGTGGTGTTAAACGTAGTTTGTATAGGAGATATTGCACCTTTTTTGGTAGTTAAAGATGATTTAGTTGGTGGCATTATTTACTCGCTGTCTTCTTAGCAATTTCACTTTTAAGGTCTTGAGCTAATTGCTTAGCGTCTTTTCCAGCTCCAGAGATAGTAATTGTTATACCTCCATAGTTATAGTTTATATTATTAGATGTCGGTGCTATTGGGGTTGCATCTAATGCTCCAAGCATTTGATACGATTTAGATAGAGCCGCTTGTGAAGCAGCCATTGCTTTAGAAGTTGCCGCATTTAAAGAAGATGTTGTTGATGAGCCTGTTGCGCTAGATGACATTCCGCTTGAATAGTGGCCCGCATCCCAGCTTGATGCTTGAAGAAGCTTTAAGAAATCATCCTTAGAAGCGCCTCCTGAGCGAAGAGCCTTAACAATACTTGTATAACCACGACCAGAAGCATCTGCCCCAGTTAATGTTCCTACTGTTGCTGCTAAGCCCTGTTGCCAAGACGTATAGGCCTGAACTCCAGATCCTGGTTTGCCAGTGTTGTAGTTGTTAGAGCCAGCCATTTGGTATGAGGTATTAAGCGGATTGTATCGAGCGGTATTATTCCAGTTTCCACCTTCCATACCTTCCCACATAGTTATGTTAGCAATGTTTTGCGGAGTTGTTGGGGCGCCAAGGGCGCCAAGCAACATAGATGCAAAACCGCCTGCTGTTACTGAACCACCATTTGCTCTACCAATAACATGGTTAGGAATAATAGTTCCATTAGTTTTAGGTACAAATAGCTCAGGTCCTTTTTCACCAACAATGTAAGGGACGGCTCCTCCAACAGGGCCGCCTTCGGCTTTACCGCTTAAACCTAAGAACCCTAAGACACTATTAATAATTTTGCTTCCGGTGCCCCCACCTAAAGCTGAAACTCCTGTGTAAGCGCCATTAGTAGCACCAAGCGCAGAAGCTAAAGCCCCTAAAGAAGCTGCTGCGTTATTAGCAAGCGCTCCTAGCTCTTGTGAGCCCGCAAATCCCCCGGCTGTAGCTGAGGCTGTCTTTGTTAGTAAGTTTGTTTGCGCAGCAACATTTCTTCCTATAGCGTTGATAGTAGCTGTAGAAGCGCCCAATCCTTGAAGAGTAGATTTAGAGATGTTTCCTATAGGAGTCTTTCCTCCAGTTTGCGCTTTAGCAAGAAATCCTACGTAAACAGATTGCATTGCTACCGGGTCGCCGTTTAATAATGAGCTTAGGCTTTCATAAAAATATCTGCCTGGCATATAAGACTCTTTAATTTGGTCTGCTGTAAGCATAGGCATACCAGGCTTATTAAAGTAAGCCCATAGTTGGTCAATTACTTGACTAATACCTAAAATATCACCATTGGCTTGCCGGATATTAATGCCCATGGCACGAGCCATGTTTACTGTTGTTGGTGCGTTAAAGGTCGCTGCTACATTGGCTGCTCCTTGCTCTCCAAGACCCGGCATAAGGTTAGAGAGCGTGGTAATTCCAGAAAGAACACCTCCCTGGCCTGTAAAGTTTCTTGCACCACCTAAACCACTGTTTTGTGCAGCCATGATTGCATTAATAGCATCCATGTTATTAAGGGCTGTGCCTTGAGAAGCAAGCTGGCGTTGAAGCGCGTTAATCTGGTCAGTGCGCCCCTGTAAAGAGCCGCCAAAACCAGCAACCCCATAAAAAGCGGCACGGTTAGTTAAAAGGTCTTGCTGAACAGCCGTTGGAACACCGGGCATAGCATTTTGCAATAAATTCATGCCGTACATTCCGGCACCAACGGCTCTTGTAGCAAAAGAGCCATTATCGGCTACTCTATTGTCACCAGTATTTGCTTCCCCGTCACCGCCGCCTGCTCCTTTAGCTGCTGGGGCGCCACTTTCGGCAGTTTTATTTCCGGATCCAACTCCACCAGTAATGCTTGCCGCACTCTTTGCAATGTTGTTGACGCTTTTTTCTACGCGTTGAAGCTTAGGGATAATTTGGTTTTCAAGGACATTTGCAAGGTCGAGAAGGCTGTTTTTGATGTTGGTAAACGAGCTGCCGTTTAAACCAAAGAATGATTTAATATCCATCAGACCTTCCTACCTCTCTGTGCTCTTTCAATCCAGTTAAGCCGTTCTCTTGCAGATAATTCTCTTATATCTGCTAATGTCCAACCAGTAAAGGTGCGGGTTAGCACCTCATACTGGTCTAACAAATTCTCATAATCTTGCTCGTTATAAGCGAAACAAATCTACAAGACTAAGTGGGAGTGACATAGACTCACCACATGCCTTACAGACCTTGCTCACCTCCCCAAGGCGTGGGCCTGGGGTACGAGCCATAATTTCATCAACAATCTGAGCCCGAACTGCAATGCCAAGATTAAGAACTGTGCTTGCTCCCAGAGACGGTTCTCCATTTACGGACTGAACGCATCCTGATAGCAAGATAGTACTTAGCTCTGCAGAGGTTTTATCAGAGTTTTCCATCAAACGCTTTTGAGTAATTCCTGTAGGTAGAGCTACCGTTACTACTCCATTTTTAGTTTTAATGTGCCATGCTCGATCAGCAATTGGGTCTTCCAACTTACTCATTGGAATGTCATCTTTTAGATCAATAGATACATCTTGTTTTGCATTACAGCTTGGACAAAAGACTGTGGTGTCTAAAGTTTTACCAAAGGTAATTCTTCGAATGCCAATTAAAATAGCGTCTCTGTCACCTGATAGTAGAAGGTCTAGATCGTCTGTTGTAGCCGGTCTAGAACCAATTTTTACTAGTCCGCGTTGTAGAAGGGTGTTAAGCGCTTTACCAGTATTGGATGCTTTAGCAATTGCCTCTTCATCCATACCGTTAAGCTCACGTACTTCTACGGTTGTTACAAGTGTTCCTCCATCAATAAATCCGCCCGGTAGTTCTACTTCAGGTCCTGGAGGAGCCTTAGTCTCAATAGTTTGAGCTGGCTCCTCCATTGCCTGTTGAGCAAATTTATTTACGAGTTCTGCATCGGTTATTACTTTTGACACGAATTGTGCTCCTTAGTTCCTATTAGTAGTTAGCTAGTGGTGTTACTGTGCCTTTACCATCTGTAAATACGTTTCCAGCAGGTGTCAAGAAGCCTACTGATAGACCTTCGTGAACAAGCTGCATTGACTCAAACAAGATTGCTCCGTTTGTAGCATCTAGATCTGTGTAGCTGAGGTTGGTGATCCAGGCATTGTGCAAACGAAACACCATCTGAGAAACATCTTCACTGCCAGCATTGTCATCTGTTGTTGGGTGCTGAGTAACCTTGATATCAATGTTTAGACGGAAGCCCTTAGCTGTAGCAGCAACGCCATTTAGACCAGTACCTGCAGCAGCAGAGAAGAGGCCACGCATCCATGTAATTGCCTGGTCATTTCCATAGATAACTCCACGAGTAAATGTAACAGGTGTGAAAGTTGTTAGTCCAGGCATCTGGTGAACAGTGGTGTTGTATCCACCTTCACGATATTGGATGCTTTGAACGTTAGTCTGTAGGCCGCTAATGTTGGTAAATCCACCAGACCAACCAGATGAATATCCAGTCGGTGTTGTAGATGTGCCCGTAGTAGCTGTGCCGCTAGCATCAGCAATACGTGTATCAAAAACAGAATCAGTTCCTGTGGTTGATACTGGTGTAAAGTTGACACGGAACCGGAACGAGCGTAGCGGATCAGTGGCGATACTTGAGTTGAACGTGCTTAGATTAGCCATGGTCTATCTCCTTACGCGATTGTTACGGTGGTGCCACCGTTGTATTGGCCAATATTAATAACTACAAACTCAGCTGGGCGCTGCAAAGCAACACCAACCTGAATATTTACATACCCGTTGTCAATAGATGACTGTGGGTTATTTGTGCTATCACACTTGACAAAGTATGCGGCAGTTGGAGTTGTTCCAGAAAGACCGCCTTGTGCCCAGAATGATGTCAAGAATGAAGAACAAGCAGCGTTTAGTCGAGTCCATAGACGTGAGTCATTTGGCTCAAAAATTGCAAAACGTGTTAGGTCAATCAAGCTCTTCTCAATGTAGATAAGGCTACGACGTACTGGTACGTACTTGTCTACATATCCTGGCTTTAGAGTGCGAGCGCCAAATACTACGATTCCAGATCCTGGGATGTAGCGAATAGCGTTAACAGGTGCGGCCGCTGAGTTAAGAGAATCAAGATCAGCATTGCTTAGAGCTGGTACTGATACAACTGCAGCAAGGCGTGATTGGAGACCCGCTGGGGCCTTAAACACTCCGCGGCTTGCGTCAGTTAGCGCGTAAAGACCAGCAACAGCTGCTCCAGCACCAAGGGTCTTAGTTGCTCCTGAAGGTGCTCCTACAGAAACTGTTGGGTCAGCAATTGTTACCTGTGGGTAATAAACGGCTGCCTGTGAAGTCGCTGTGTAGGTAGCTGCCAAAGTCAACTGATTAGCTGCTGTGTCATTGATGCCATCAATAACAACAAAACCATCTGTACGAGTTGAGGCTGCGTATGAGATAGCCGCGTTAACAGTTGTAGCGTCTGTGTATCCTGGGATATTGATAACCAAAGACTGGGTAATAGTGTCAAATGGGCTTGGGCTACCAAACGCATAAGAAACAATTGTTGAACCTGTTACAGCTGATCCATCTGAACCAGTGCTGAGTGACTGATTAGATACAAGAGCTGGGTTATTAGCTGGCGCAGTTGTAGTTGAAGCAAGGTCAGTAGCTGTCAAATATGTTGAGTTATTGTTGATAACAGTAACTGCATAACGGCTATCTGCAGAATTCATTGTTACATCTGTCCACTGTTCAACAATGTATCCAGCAGTGTTTCCACCAAGGTATACAATAATATTGAAGTAGCCTGTAACAGTTGAGGCTGTGATAGATACATTTAGTGTGTTACCCCATGAACCAACGTTCTTTGCGTTTAGGCGAAGTGTTGGCTGAGGAGTTCCGGCAGTATCATTGAATGAACGTGTAGCAGCGGCTGCGGTAGCGCCTGGAACACGAAGGATATAAGCCTGATTTCCACCATTAGCAAAGTACATATAGGCACCAAGTGGAAGCGCGTTAGATGCGTTAGTATTCCAAGAACCAAATAGGTTTACATATTGGCTCCAAGAAGTTACTAGTGTAGGTGTAGTTGGACCGCGGTCAGCAGCACCAATAAGAGCAGCAACTGTGTTAGAAGATGCCCCAGCTACTGGCTGGATTGGGTTCAACGTCTCTTGGACGTATACCCCGGGGCGTGCGTAGGTTGTCATTAGAGTGTCTCCTTGTTAGTTAAGAATTCGTTACAGATGGTGGGACAGGTGTTAGACCAGACGGGATATACGAAGTAGTGTTGTTAATTTGTACAGTAGATACAAGCTTGATGGCCACAGCGTTAGCTGCATCTGGGGTCATCTGACTTACCACTCGTACCGTGTACACATTTCTTAAAAGACGGCGGTTTCCGGTTTCACCGTCAACAGTATCTCTCTTTACAAATCCATCAACAAACATAGATCTAATGCTGTAGTCAGACCCAGATGGGTTTGCTACTTTTAGATAGCCGTATTTTGATGGAAACTTAGTCATTAGCTGATAGATGATTGATCTATCATGGCGGGGATGGCGGGCAAAAGAAGTTACTTGATAAACAAGGTCATAAGCCACTGGAATCTTATTTGTATAGGCGTAGTTTGGATCAGCTGTTACCGTACCCAAGTTATCTGTGTCTGTAATAAACCCGTATGTTTGGCGCTCATTAGCCGGCATGATGTCAATCAAATCAATAGTAATATAAGGAAATGTTTGGTCTCTGACTTCAACGTCAGGGAAGCCGTACCAGACTTTAACTGGGCGGGTAGCGTTTTTATCATCAGATACTGTGATTCCGCTAAGGTGCCCTTTAAGAGCTGAGTCTTCAGCAAGTACAAATGGGTAGGTGGTTGTCACATTATCCCCATCTCTGGAAAGAGGTTATTGATTGTCTTCTCAGCAAGGACGTTTGCAATAACTCCCTCTGAGCGAGAGATAAATGGGCGGATAGCAGCGTTAGGCATTTGCCCAGGGCTGCCGTACTCTAGATCTTCTACCTCTGTAGTGAGCTCTTCTGGGTAGTGAACAAATAGATTAAAGTCTCTATCGCACTCAACGCTGATGCTATCTACAAGGTGCTTAGGCCACTGTGAAGTTGAGGCCAAAAGACGTAGCTGATCTGTAAGGGGAGGCAAAAGCTCATCTACCGCTTTACGAGAGATTGAGTCAATACTATTTGCGCTTATTAGCACGCTGAATCACCTTATATCCGATGTAAGCTGCACTTACGACATCTGCGACATGCCAGTTAGGTTCTGGAATATGTTCGGTAATAGCCTTGGCGAACTCAATGTCCGAAGGCTTATCGACCTTATCTTTGTCAGCCATAAGTAATCTCCTAAGGGAGCAGCAAAGTACATCGCAGAGGTGAAGCATTAATCCCGCACGGGATTACTATAAGGGTAAAGCAAAAAGCGCCCTTGCGGGCGCTAAGTGCTTACTTCTTTTTGACCTTCTTGGCCAACGCCTTGTCCATCTTCATATCGGCTTTAGCAGATGGGTTCTTCTTATCCATCTTCTTATCAGCCTTCTCAAAGGCCGCCTTCTGCTTAGGGCTCATACCCTTTTCAATCTTAGCGTCAGACTTCTTATCAGCCTTCATACGTGCTGACTTACAGGTAGCACAGGTGCACTTGCAACCTGCTGCTGGCTTGCCAGCCTTACATCCACAGCCACACTTAGCGCACATTTACTTACCCTTCTTCTTAAGAGCCTTGAAGTCAGCTCCGGTGATCTTATCTTTTGGGGCAGCAGCTGAAGCAATCTTCTTCTGCTTAGGGGACATGCTCTTTCCCTTGCCGTATCCGGCTTCGCCCTTTTTCTTACCGCATCCACAGGTCATGCACATATTACTTACCTTTTTTCTTACGAGCAGCTGCAATATTGTCAACTGCATTTGGATATGGACGACCAGCGGCTTTAGCTCTAGCACGGGCTGAGGCCTTCTGGCTCTTACTTAGTTTACTATGTTTACCTCCGTCTGGGTCTTTCTTATCCCAAAGAGGCTTTTCTTTAGCCATTACTTTTTCTCGTCTTTCTTACCCTTAACAGCAAGTTTGGTCATCTTCTTCTGACCATACTTCTTACGACCTGCGGCAGCCGCAACTGCTGCTGGATCTGTAGCACCGCTCTTAGCGGCAGCTTTTTCTACAGCCTTAAAACGTGCTCCTGAACCTAGTTTTGCCTTAGCCATTATTTATCCTTCTTTGCTTGCTTTGCAGCGCGCTTCTCTTTAAGAGTCATCTTTGGCTCTTTCTTCTGGTTGGCGTTGCCTTTTTGTTCTTTATTTGCCATCTTTTTTATCCTTTACCTTCTCGGGTAGTTTTCCTTTTGGTGTTTCCTTCTGCCATTGGCGCGCCATCTTAGGGTGGGTGGCATACATCCACTTCTCCTGGGCGCGACTCTTAAATGGCATTATGGCTTCTTAATTACAATCTTGGTTGACTTCTTAGATGAGGACTTGATAGCAATGCGCTCACCTTTTTTAGTCAGACGGATGCTCATGCAGTTGTAACCATCAATACTGCAACCTTAGGGCTGCCAGATGCTGCAATAGCGTAAACCTTCTCTGATGGGCTAAGGCTATCAAGGGTAATTGATGCGCCAGCGGCAAGTGATACGCCATAAGAGGTAGAAGAAACGTTAGATGCGCCTACATAGACAACAATAGAGTTATCTGTGTTTTGAATAGATACGCTTCCATACTGCCAGGTGTTACGAACTTCTGGGCCAACAGTTACGGCAGGATCATTATTAAGTAGGGTTGCGGTTGAGGCATTAAGTGTAACAACCGAGTGTGTGAGTGCCATGTGGCTCCTTAGTTAGCGTACTGAGAGAATTGAACGTCGTTTACGAGTTCTTCTGGTTGAACCTGAACAAGATCAACCGTTAGAAGGATGAAGTCCTCACTAATAATACCTTCTTGTTGGGACTTATAGGGGCGGAATACTTCGCCTTTCCAGACAATACGGTCGCGGTCGCGGGAGTCTGGGTTAGCCATAGTTCCTGGCGCTACCTTCTCAATGTCTAGCGCGTTAATAGTTAGGTGGAGATAGTCAGCGTTATAGAAACCCTGCTGGCTAATCTTGGTATCGCCCTGCTTGATGATCGCCCGAATAACCTGGATCTGGTAAGGGCCAGTCCACATCTTGCCGCCTGAGCCGTTGTAGTAAGAGTCGCCCACATCATAGATAGGGTCTACGGCGGTATCAACTGGGTTATAAAGCCACCACTCGGCATGGGTGCCCACAGGGTTAGTAAGGTCATTAGTAATACCTGTAGAGATAGAACCGCGCTCAAAGTCAGATGTAAATCTGCCACCAGGGGTATACGCGCGACTCATTTAACTTCTTCCCACAGGCAGGTTTCTTCATTAAGTGACCAATTACCTTCTGGCTTTGGTGGTATAAACGCATCACGGCTTTCATCATATGTAAATCCAATACCAGCGTAGTTTTTACGCAGAGATGTTCCACCTAGTTTATGGACTCCACCAAGAGTGTTGTAACTTGTCTTTACCCAAGTGCCACCAAGGTTGTCAATCAACCATTGATAGCCTTCATCAGGCATATCATTAGAACCAACGGTTACACGAAGAACAATATTATCTTTATCAATTTCTGCCCAGTGAGCCATCATCCACCTTGTGCTTTCGTCCAACGAACAATAACTAAACCAGAACCACCGCCACCGCCAGTACCACTGGAACTTGCGGAAGAACCTCCACCGCCGCCAGTGTTAGCAGTTCCTGAGGTACCGCTCGCTGTTGTACTGTTAGTATTGTTTGAACTGCCTGCTCCTCCTCCGCCTGACCCGCCTGTTCCAGCGCTATTTCCAGGAATTCCTCCACCACCGCCGCCACCTGCATAATATCCAGAAACACCTGTGCTTGTTGCAGATGCCCAGGTAGAGTAAGAAGAAGTACCTACTCCCCCATTTCCACCAGAGTTTGAGTTAGTTGAGGCGCCAGCACCACCAGCGCCACCACCGCCACCTCCAGCAACTCCAGGGTAGTTAGAGTTACCACCAGCATTTCCCTGACCGCTTGTTGGAGAACCGCCCGCAAAATTCCCCCAGCCGCCACCGCCACCACCAGAACCACCTGTCGCTGCGCTTGAGCGGTTTGAGCCACCGCCACCGCCAACAGCGGCAGTAAATCCTGATATAGAAGAGTTATTACCGTTGTTGCCGTTTGGTGCAGGGCTACCAGATGCAACAGTGCTTCCTCCTCCACCAACTGTTACTGTGTATGAATTTGCAGAAACAATTTGAGAAGATAGGTATTGAACTCCACCAGCACCGCCTCCGCCAGAACCGCTATCACTAGTTCCGCTACCACCTCCAGCAATAACCAAAAGGTCGGCAGTTATAGAGCCCCCACTTACCGTTAGAGTTCCATTACCAGTAAAGGTTCTGTAGTAGTAAGTGGTGTCCGAAGAGAGTGTTCCACCAGTAACTGCGAGGAATGATGAGGTAACGCTATTAGATGCGCTTGATGCTGCAGATGTACCATTAGCATTTGTAGCAGTAACTGTGTAAGTGTAAGAACCAGCAGCAATTTCAGTAACAGTAACGGGAGAAGATGCTCCAGACCCTGTGCGTCCAGAAGATGAAGTTACTGTATAGCCAGTAATAGAAGAACCACCAGTAGCATTTGCTGTAAATGCAACAGAGACAACTCCTGAAGTTCCGCCAGATGCAGTTCCAATAGTAGGTGCCTGTGGGACTGTAGTTGGGGTAGCAGAAGAAGATGCAGAAGAAGCGCTGCCAGTACCATTAGCGTTAGTCGCGGTTACTGTATAAGTTCTAGCAGTACCTACTACATCAGATACTGTAATAGGAGAAGAAGACCCAGATCCAGTATTACCGCTTGATGAGGTTACTGTATAAGAGGTAATAGCTTTACCGCCCGAAGCAGTGGGTGCGGTAAATGGAACAGATACGTTTGCGTTAGCTCCATATGCTTGACCTGTTGGTACTGTTGGAGTGCCTACTGTAGGCGCGCCTGGGACAGTAGTAGCAGTAATAGATGCGCTGGCGCCAGATGATCCAGAAGAACCAGTTGTATTAGAGGCGCTTACAGAAAATGTATATGAGGTCGCGCTTGCAAGCCCTGTAACAGTAACGGGAGAAGAGGGGCCAGTGCCCGTAAATGATCCAGGGCTAGATATAACTGTATAAGAAGAAGCCGCACCCCCTGTAGGGGCTGGGGTAAATGAGACTGTAGCCGCGCCATTATTAAGTGCGCGACTAGTGCCTACATCTGTAGCAGAAGGCGCGCTAGGCGCATCTGGTACATCTTGAACCTTAAACTCTGGGCGCGAAATAGAGCTTCCGCGTTCAAGCTTACTTCCAGGAGGAAAACTGAAGCCCTCTTCACTAGCGTGACGAATACTCAATTTACACTCCTATAGATAAGACCTTACTTAGTAAGTAGATCTAGTACGTCTTGTGTGATGCCTAACTTAGCGAGTACTGCTGCTACTGCATCTTTCTTAGCCTGAGCCGCTGCTTCTACAGCCGCTTGAGCAGTTGCCGCTTCTTGGGCGGCTGTTTGGTCAATTTGATATTGAGCAAACTCAACATCATTCATTTCACGAGTCTCATTTACATGGTCAGGGTCTTCTGGAAGGCCATGAACGATAGTTACTTGTGGGCGAGTTGTATCAGTCATTAGTTCACTCCATATACATAAACAGGGCCGTTAATTCCGCGGCTATTAGCCCCAAAAAAAGTAACAGAGGTTATTGAAGAGCCTAAGTAATAACCTTGCCCGAAAACAGGGGCAGTACCTTGTGAAGTACCATCAATTTGTACGGACTTTGGATTAGTGTTTGTTGGATAATCTATGCTAAATCTAAGAGCACTTGAAGAGCCAGCGGCGTTTCCACCTATTGTAAGGTAGAAATACCCATAGTTTCCTACGGGTGATGAAAGATAGTTATTGTAGTAAATATAAGAACTCACATAGTTAGAAGCACTTGAGTCTCCATTAAATCTTACGCATATATTATCAGCAGCAGCAGTAAAGTAAATGGATGGAGAGTAGATAACTAACTTTTTATATGTGCCACTCCAAGAGTAGGTGTAGGAAGTTGCACCTGACATAGTGCCAGAAGTCAAGAGCGTATAGGTATTACCAAAACCAGATGCATAAGTAGAAACAGATGTGTTAATAGCAGAAATAGTAGGAACTGCTCCTGCTACCGCTGTAGCAATAGTAGATGCAGATGGGGCAGCAACTGCTGCGGCGATATCTGAGTTTGCTGGCCCTACGTTTCCGTAGAGGGTTGATAAGTTTAGGGTCATACGAGAACCTTCCATCCATAGGTAGCGCCTGTGTATTCAAGACCAACGGTGCCGTAAGCAACGTCAAGGATAAGATTTTGTACTGAGCCCTGGATGTTTAATCCATTAGGCGCAATAGTAATGTTATTGGTTGCTGCGCTTCCTGTCGCATCAAACACACGAATTTCATCACCGATTGAAGCCGATGCAGGAAGAGTAAGTGTTACAGCCGCTGCGGTATTAACCATGTAATGTGCATAAGCAACAGCAGTTGTATTAGAAGAGATTGAAGACGTTGTGTAAGGCTTAGTGGAAATAGTTGTCCACTGTAGCCCTGAAGTCTGGCTAGAGGCCGCAGTTAATACTTGACCATCTGTTCCTACAGAAACTTTTACTGGGGTCTGCGCAGCAGAGGCGGCAATGAGGTCGCCTTTAGTAGTTAAGGCATCAATGAGGGCTGCCTCGGAACGAGCTGATGTCATCTACTTACCTCCACTAGAGGATGTCTCCAAAGACATACCAGGTGTCTGTTGCTATTTTTAACACTGTAGCTGTTGAGTACTGGGCGCGTAGTTTAGGCGCGCTTGCAGTTGCCCCAGTTGAAGCTACAGTTGTGGTTCCGGATGTGACCGCCTGAATGGTTGTCTGTCCAGTTCCCGCTTGGATAATGGTAATGGAAGACCCCACAGGAAATCCCACTGAACTGTTTGTGGGAATTGAAAAAGTATTAGCGCTGGCGCTTGTCATAGTTACAACTGCTCCACCGTCATTTAATACCGCTGTATATGAAGATGTTTGGGCGTTAATTGCGTAGGTAATAGTAGATGCGGTGATTGTTGCGCCAGAGATAGTAGCCAAGTTAAAGGCGGAGAAGGTAATTAGCTCTAGGGTATCTCCCGCTTTAAGGGCGGCTAGAGAGCCAATAGTTGCGCCATCAGTAGCCGTGTAGTCCTGGCCACGAACTAAAAGGGCGCCGTTATAGTAAACCTGCTCTTTACCTACAAGGTAAGAGATAGTCGCACCATTAGCGTCCACGCCAGAGACAGAGGTCTCTCCGCCCGTGGCTACATAGCGATATCTATATTGATTCGCTGCAGAGGTATTAGCTGTAGAAATTGACATTACGAGATTTCTGACCCAAACGCATTGAAGGACAAGTTAGCTGAAGAGGCGTAGACGCGTAGGGTTGCGCCGTTTTCAAGGGTAAGTCCAAGAGTTAGCGCAGTTGTGTCATTAGCGTTCACGGTTGCGCCATAGACAATCCAGTTCTTAGCGACTGTAGAAGATGTTCCATTTGGCCACACGGCAATACGGTAAGTGGCTGGGGAGTTGGCTTGGTTACAGATAGTAAGGGTAGAAACAACAGCAGCGGCTGCGCCACTTGGTGTGTAAAGGGTTGTCTCTGTTGTGGCGGCTGGGTTAACCTGATTTAAAACTTTATAAGCGGTTGCCATGGGACTCCTTTAAAGGTTATAAAGAAATTATCCCTATTAGCACCCTGTTTGTATGGCTAAACTAGCGTACCCAAATCATCCCTGCGTCAGCTGCTTGGCGCAATCCCGCCGCTTTCCAGCCTTCGTTCTCCCAATCAGGCGCCGTTTCTTTAATCCATTTAGGGAGCTCTCTGGCTTTGGTAATAGGGCGGTATTCAGTGGGTTCATCGAGGTGATGCTCAATATATTGGAGAGCATACTCGGTATAGCCGTTAACCATGCTCAAGCGCTCTAACTGTTTAATATGCTTTGGTACATCTTCTAGCGTCCACTCAAAACATAGCTTAGGAGCTTTTCCTGTGTAGCCAGCAAATACTAGGTCTTCTCCGCCCTCAACATCGATTTTAATTAACTCAGGGGTGCCGTACTCATAGATAAGGTCGTCAAGCTTTACTGTGGTTGCCTTGATAGTCTCGTACTTCTTTCCCTTATATCGAGCCGTGTCTGCGGTTAGCCACTCCTCATTTAGGGTAGATAGGCCATCTTCTACACACTCATAAAAATCTACAACACTTCCTGTGCTATCAGAGGCGGCTAAACGGTAAGGGATAACTCTAGGGTCATCTTTATAGTTAAAGACTAGGTTGTAAAAAACTTTAGGCGCTGGCTCTAAAGCGATCACCTTATTAAAACCTTTAAGGTGAAGTGCCGCCCAAGTAGCCTCGCCTTTATTGGCACCAATATCAAAGAACATCTTGGTGTTTACTTCTACTGGCTTATGATGGACTGCGTGTGGGATCAATTGAACACCTCTTTGTGGTAGATAACGTAGTCTTTGTTAATCCAAATTTGGTCCTCAATACCTGGGCCCCACTCGTAGGACTTATCTACTAAGAAGAAATCGTTGGCTTCCATAAAGGCCGCAATCTCTTCTGGGGACTTGTGGTTAGGCTGAGTCTTTATATGGTCGGTCTCAAGATGAAACATTTTTACATCCCTTAGGCGCAGGCCAAAGCCGTTAAGGACTTCCCAAGTAAAGCCTTCTACATCTACCTTAACTAGGTCGAGAAGCCCTGTGGTGTTCTCTCTTAATAAAGAATCCATGCGCGTAACAGGCACAGTGATTTCATTTACTTTACCTTTAAAGCGCTCATTGTTAACTACTTTATCGGCATAGATAGAGGAGCATCCAACTTCAGAGATATCATCAGAGATAACCTGTTGAAATTTTGTCTCTCCTTCGTAATCAGAGACAGCCACATGATGCACTTCCATCCATGGGTAGCGCTCTTTAGTAAGTTCAAAGGCGCTTGGACTTGCATCAATAGCAATAACTTTAGTTGCGTGTAAACGCTCTTTAAGCCAGTTAGCGTCATCACCATCGCGTGTACCAATATCTACAATAGTGTTGGCTTTCTTACCAAAGTACTTACGGTAGTTAGCAACAATAGGCTCCATAGTATTAACTACATCTTCTTGCTCGGAGAAGTTTTTAATGTTCTTTAGGTTAGAAAGGATTCCATTACGGTACTCAGGAGCAATTGGGTAGTTATTAAGTAGGTCTTTAAATATATCGTGGCTTTCTTTATCGCGCCCAAGCCACCAACCACTAACCGCCTTCTCAAATAAAAGAGCGTACTTTCCTGGGTACTCAAGGTCTACTGGCAGTGTCTCAATTCGGTCTGCATAACGAAGTCCTAGATCAGCGTAGGTATAGGCCTCTTGCCATTCACCTTTGCGCTCATTGTGCCGTGAGAGGTAGAAGTAAGCTTCCGGTCTAGTAGGCAGATAAGAGATAGCCTGAAGAATAGAAGTCACGCTACTATGGCCGCGTCCCTGTTGTTTATCAAAGCAGAGCGCAATTCTTAGTAGAGAAGCGTAGACGATGTTGGGGTGGGTTTCATATCCGTACTCAGCGGCTCGTAGATAGAAAGATACAGCCGATGCTGTCTGATCTATCTTTAGATACTCTTCACCAATCCAAAAGTTTGTGTTGGGATTAAATGGTTGAAAGGAAGCCCTCTCAATTAGGGTCTTAATAGAGTCCACTGTTCTTTGCCTCCTCAATCATCTCTTCTACAACTGTTTCTGGTACGCGCAGAACAAAAGCACAGTTATCTTGGAAGCCAAATGAGATCAGTAGATCCTTATCTAATACAGCGGCTCCAGCGGCAAACTCAATGCGCGCATCTAGAAAAGAGAACTCTTGAGGAGATACCCCAATGATATTAAACTCTTTATCCCAGACGATAAGACGATGGCGATAGAAGCCATCTTTTTGGCTAAGGTAATTCTTAAATAGCCCTACCTCATGGGTAACTGATAGGTATACATCCCCATAGGTTACTAGGTGAGACCCCCCGCGCTGGTCAGAGAGCGGGACTCTTTTTTCTTTCTGCACTACGACATCCGTCTTAGGTTTCTTTGGGTCAGCCTTTACAATCTCTGCTGGACTAGTCCACTTAACAAAGTGATATGGCTTATCAAGGATTGGGTACCAGTTCTTCTCACAGTACGAGTCATCCTTACCTGGGGCGGGTATGCGAACACGCTTAACTTCTTTAGCGCTCCAGTTCTTCTTATCAATCTTTAACTTGGAGTACTCCATGCGACCTTCGCCATTTTCTTTAGTATCGCGGCGAACACCGATGGCGTAGTAATCGCCTTTCCACTGAACTAATCGTGCATCCTCTTGACCAACAAACTCCCAGACTGCTGGGGCGTCTAACTCAGAGGTATCTATGCGACAGTAGTCGGTAATGTTAAGGTCTTTATCTAGGCGGCATAGGTAGTTAACTGTAACTAGGCGCTGGTCTTTCTCTGGGTGCAGATAAGAAAGAGGGCCCCACTTTGAGGGGAACTTCTGCATATGCTCGGAGTGATAAAGGGTGTAGTTGACGTGGCGCAAAATACAGAGGATATCTCCGTCATCATCTATAAATATGGAGGGATTCATTAGACCAGTACCCTCGGTCAAACCCTTTTCAATAATAAGTGGGGCTAATTTGCCGCCGTTTTGCACCGAACGTTGCACCAAATTCATACCTGAAGTGTACAACACGGGTTAGTACATACATGGCGTAACTACATTTATCTCTGCTATTCTTACGCTATGGAAAAGCGCCCTTGGGGTACCTACGAGGTACTAGCAGAAGATGGTTCATACAAAGTAAAGCGCATTGTTGTTAAGCCTCAACAGCGCCTCTCATATCAGACTCACGAACAGCGTGTTGAGTATTGGACTATTGTTGAAGGCCATGGTCTTATTACTCTAGAAGGTGAAGAGACTGCCATTAAGACTGGCGATGCTGTTTACATTGATAAGGGCGATCCGCATCGCATTCAGAATCTTGGTGAGTCGGATCTAGTATTTATTGAGGTACAGCTAGGTGATTATCTAGGCGAAGATGACATTGTGCGCTTAGAGGATGACTACAACCGCGCTTAATTACATCCCACCCAGCATTAAGAAGCTAACTGTTGGGTCAAAAGCATAAGAGCCTTGAATACCTTGTACACCAAGGTTACCTTGTATACCTGTGGTTCCTTGTAAGCCCTGAATACCTTGTAGACCTTGTACACCTTGGAAACCAGTAAGCCCTTGTATACCAGTGGTTCCTTGAGAGCCTTGCGCTCCAGTTGTTCCCTGCGTACCAAGTGAGCCCTGAATACCAGTTGTTCCCTGAATACCTTGTAGGCCTTGTAAACCCTGCGTGCCTTGAGAGCCAGTTATACCTTGTAGACCTGTGGTTCCTTGTGCGCCAGTATTACCTTGAATACCTTGTACGCCCTGTAACTGAGCATAGCCAAAGCCCTGTAGTCCTTGTGTTCCTTGAGCGCCCTGCGCGCCTACGATCGCTGCAATCCATTGACTGGAGCCAGTGTCGTAGTACTTAATCTGAGACATGAAACCTCACTGGGCTTAGGGGAAGGACGCTTTTATTATCCCCTAAAGCCCGCGCTTAAGAGGGCGAAACTGCTACTTGTATTCTTTCTTATTCCACCAAAACTTCTTATATCGATCAAAGAAAACACGCAAAAACTTACTGTAATCAGCGGCATGCTTTTTTCTTTCCTTGTCTCCGCCTAATCTTGATGTCCAAGCTTCTCTTTTAAAAGGAATTATCTGTAAGAAGGGGGTACCAGCGGGGATCATGCCCTCAAAGTTAGGGTCACGAAGCTTAAGGAACATATTAAACGGAATAGAAAAGTCGTCTGTGTCAATAATTCCACTGGCGCAGGTAATAGGAGACTGCTCATGATGTTGAGGCTCCATAACCATAATAGACCAACCCTTTGGGGTTTTAATAGACCAAGGAATTACAATACGAACAGCGTAGTTAATGTCTCGTGAATACGGATGATTTTGAAACTGATCCATATGTTGAAAGACTACAGCCTCCATATGACCCCACTGAAAGTATGGTCCTTCTGGGGTTTGGCGCACATAAATATCGTAGGGAGTTTCCATTATGTAGCCGGCGGTCATCATGTCCCATACAGGCATGCAGCGCTTAATTGTTGAGCCTGGTACGCCATCTAAAGGAGGTACTTTTTTACCGCTAGGGTCTAAATACGCCTTAGCATCTTTATACCATTGAGGAATGTACTCAGATGCTGGCTTTGGCTTCTCTAGCACACCATCTGGGTTGTAAATATCGGTAAAAATAATCTCCATGTAAGGCTCCTTAATTAGATGCCTTAACAGTAGCACATACCCATGCTAGGGATGTCAAACGGTAGGTTCTGGCACTTCTTTCCATAGGCAGGTATCTTCATTAAGCGTAAATTCTTTGCCTTCTACTATTGGCTTTGGTGGGATAAACGCATCACGGCTTTCATCATAGGTAAACCCAATACCCGCATAGTTCTTACGAATTTTTGCGTTATACGATGTTCTTACGCACTTCTGTCCACGGAAGTTTCCATACCACTCTTCTGGGCTTAGACCATCAATGAGTTCTGTTTCGTCTTTACCAGTAATAACTTCAGTAACAATACTATTTTCATCAAGGAACGCATAGTGTGCCATTAGATAGTCACCGTACCTGTTCCCGCTGTGAATGTATAAACTTTATTGCCTCCAGTATTTACTGGACCTGAATAAGTTAAGCCTGTGATGCTAGTAAGATTAGGATAAGTGTTTGGGTAAGAGATGACAACTACTCCTGAACCGCCAGAACCACCGCTGCCACCGCCACCGCCGCCAGTGTTTGTTCCGCCATTTTGTGCAGCTATGCCGCAACCTAAGTTTGTGCGACCATTTCCACCGCCGTATTGACCAGCACCACCTTGTCCATTGGCACCTGAAGACCCGCCACCTCCTCCACCACCATACTGTTGAGAAGAACCAGAAAGGGAAGAGGCGATACCAATGCCGCCAACTCCACCGTTAATTACTGTTGATGCAGTGGTTCCTGAACCACCCGCACCACCGCCACCACCACCGCCACCACCTGCTGCTGCGCCACGGGCACCTGCAGCGCCGTTTCCTGCACCAGCATAAGGGCCATCACTAACACCAGAGCGTCCGCCTCCACCGCCACCAGCACCTAATGTAGAAGGAGAAGGGCTATTTAGGTCGCCACCACCTCCACCACCGCCTACTGCGGTAACAGTATTAAATACTGAACTTGAACCAGTGTTTGCTACGGATGGAGAAAAAGCTCCACCACCACCAACAGTTACTGTGTAACCAGTTCCACCAGAAACACTCATAGTCCCTGATAAAACAGCAGCTCCGCCACCACCTCCACTAGTTCCTGCGCCACCACCACCTACAACAAGATAGGAGACAGAAGGAGTAGCAAAGGATGATGTGACTGAGTTAGAAGCAGAAGATGCCGCGGATGTACCATTAGCATTAGTTGCAGTCACGGTGTATGTGTATGTACCAGCAACCGTTTCATTTACTGTAATAGGAGAAGCCGCACCAGTTCCTGTACGACCAGAAGACGATGTAGCTGTATATCCAGTGATGGCTGAACCACCAGTTGCTCCAGCGGTAAATGGCACTGATACAACGCCAGATGAACCACCAGAAACTGTACCAATAGTAGGGGCTTGAGGCACTGTTGTAGCAGTAATTGAGTTAGAAGCAGCAGAAGCAGAAGAAGTACCTTGCGCATCTGTAGCAGTAACCGCAAATGTATAAGATGTAGCGCTCTGTAGACCAGATACTGTAATAGGGCTAGAAGAAGCCGAACCAGTTAGCGATCCAGGTGTAGATGTGGCAGTAAAGCTAGTGGCTGTACCACCAGATGCTGCTGGAGTAAATGTAACCGTAGCCGCGCCATTGTTGTAAGCGCGAGATGTGCCTACGTTAGTAGCTGTACCAATGGTAGGTGGCTGTGGAGTGAAGTACTTATCTCCACCCGAAGCCGTTGTTCCAAAGATAATTGGCATTAGACGATATCTCCTACTACTTGCCAGACATCTGTAGCAACCTTGATACAGGTGGCTGATGAGTTTTGAGCGCGTAACTTAGGCGTTGCTGAAGTAGCACCAGTTGAGTTAAGCGTTGTTGTACCCGATGTTACAGCAGCGATTGTAATCTGTCCTACACCAGTCTGGATGATCGTGATTGAAGATCCGATTGGATAAGCAACTGATGCGTTAGTTGGGATTGAGACCGTAAACGCTGAGCCAGAGCTTGCAGTAATAATTGCCGCAGCATCCGCTAGAACAGTTGTGTAAGCACCAGTTTGAGCATTGATGTTGTAGGAAATTGAAGGCGCTACAATTACTGAGTTGTAGGTGTTTGGTGATTGTAGGCTTAAACCTGATAGGTTTGTTGTCCACTTAACACCTGTTGTTTGTGTTGAGTCGGCTGTGAGGATAGTGTTATTAGCACCAACTGGGAGAGTGGCAAAGGTTCCTGAGCCAGTTCCCGCAATTGTGTCACCCTTAGCAGTGAAGTTTGCAGAGGAGAGACCGACTACGCCAGTTACTGAGGTATCAAGCCATAGTACGCCCTGGTTTGCCGGAGCAGTATTTCCTACAGCAAGGCCCTGTACACCGATCTGACCCTGTAGACCTTGTAGTCCCTGTAGGCCTTGAACGCCTTGAGTACCTTGTACACCCTGTAGACCTTGAGTACCTTGCGCACCAAGACCGAGGGTAATATTCTGGACAACAACAATGTCTCCGGCTACTGCCCCAACCGCTAGAACAACAGATGTTCCGTTAGTTGCTGTGTAGTCTGCTGAGCTTAGGCGGACACCATTGAGGAAGACGTTAATGTAACCTGGGTTATATGTAACGTTGAAGGTTGTCTGACCAGATGTAGCGGTGAACTCAGTAGTTGTAAATACTGGAGCGTTTGTTACGCCACCCTGGATACCCTGCGTACCTTGGGTACCTTGGATTGACTGACCCTGTAGACCCTGGATACCTTGAGTACCTTGTGTACCAGTTAGACCCTGGGTACCAGTTGTGCCTTGAACTCCCTGTAGGCCTTGTAGACCTTGAGTTCCCTGCGTACCCTGTGTACCGGTAGTTCCTTGGTTACCTTGGGTTCCCTGTACTCCTTGAGTTCCTTGAACTCCCTGAGTGCCCTGAACTCCTTGTGTACCTTGGGTACCTTGAGTTCCCTGAGGTCCTTGTAGACCCTGAATACCTTGGATTCCCTGGGTGCCTTGGGTTCCCTGTGAACCAGTTGTGCCCTGAACACCTGCAGTAGAGATTGTCCACTGTGAGAATGTTCCAGAGCCACCGGTGCTTGTTACGTTAACAGTAATGCTTGTATCTGTTGTGATAGATGTGATCTGACCAGATACATAGTTAGCAGGTGTTACTGTGTAAGCAACTGTTACAAACTGACCGAGCGCAAAGGCGCCAGAGTTTGCTACGGCAAAGGTTAGTGAACCAGTACCAATTGCATTAGAGGTGGTTGAGGTTACGCCAGTGTAAGAGCGTCCCTGAATACCTTGGAGGCCTTGAATACCCTGCGTTCCCTGTGTTCCCTGAGTACCTTGTACTCCCTGGGTTCCCTGAGTTCCTTGGATACCAGTGGTTCCCTGTACGCCCTGCGTACCCTGAGTTCCTTGTGGTCCCTGTACACCCTGTAGCCCCTGAACACCCTGAGTTCCCTGAACTCCCTGGGTTCCTTGAGGACCTTGAATTCCCTGAGTTCCTTGAACTCCCTGGATACCCTGGGTTCCCTGTGTGCCCTGTAGACCCTGTGTTCCCTGAACACCCTGAGTACCTTGGGCACCAGTTGTACCCTGGTTACCAACAGCAGAGGTCTGAGAGAAGAGAATATTATCGATACCGATTTTAATGGTGCCGTTTGTATTAGATCCGAGCTGGTACTGAATCCATGAGGTACCAACGTTAGTTGAACCTGCAACTGTGTATACGTAGTCGCCAGGCTCTACCTGATCTGCAAGGTGGTTGTCATAGTCAGTTGCGCGAGTAAGTTTCCAAGTAGTAGATGCGCTACCTGCGCTTGTAATTGTATAGATACCGTTTTGAGTTGAAACTGCTTGGTTCTTAACAAGTACGCGAGTATTTGCTGGTAGTGGTCCAGAGTATGTGTAACCGTCAACTACCAAATAACCGTTAGTTGTTGCTTGAAGGTAAGCGCCTACACCAAGACCGTTAGAGGCATCTGCTGTTCCTGCAGTGTATGAAGGTGAACCGGCAAGTGCGGTTGTTGTTGTAGTGTAAACAGCTGCGTGTGCGTTCTGTGAGCCAGCAGCACCTTGCAAACCTTGGAGACCTTGTAGGCCTTGAATTCCTTGGATACCTTGAGTGCCTTGTACACCTTGAGTTCCCTGAACTCCTTGTGTGCCTTGTGTTCCCTGAATACCGGTTGTGCCTTGAACACCCTGAGTTCCTTGAACTCCTTGTGTTCCCTGCGTACCTTGAATACCAGTTGTGCCCTGCACACCCTGTGTTCCTTGAACACCTTGAGTGCCTTGAGTTCCTTGTAGACCAGTTGTTCCTTGTACACCTTGTGTACCTTGAACTCCTTGAAGTCCTTGAATTCCTTGTGTACCTTGTGAACCAGTTTGACCAATAGTTCCTTGGATACCTTGCGTTCCTTGAACGCCTTGAATTCCTTGAGTACCCTGATTACCTTGGATACCTTGAATGCCTTGTGTTCCTTGAACACCCTGCGTACCCTGTACGCCCTGTGTGCCCTGCACACCTTGAGTACCTTGAATGCCTTGCGTACCCTGAACACCTTGTGTTCCTTGTGTACCCTGTGGTCCCTGAATTCCTTGAATACCCTGTGTACCTTGTACACCCTGAGTACCTTGTGTTCCCTGTAAGCCTTGTGTTCCCTGAACACCTTGGATACCTTGTGTGCCCTGTGTACCTTGTGTTCCAGTTGTACCTTGAACGCCCTGCGTTCCCTGAATACCCTGCGTACCTTGTACGCCTTGGGTGCCTTGAATACCTGTTGTTCCTTGAGCGCCTTGTGCGCCAACGATGGCCGCAATCCACTGACCGGATCCGGTGTCATAGTATTTTAATTGGGACATGGCTCTCCTAGGTTGGCTACAGCATTAATGGTAAGTCTTAAATCTATTTTTGTGGTGCTAAATTCCAGTGCCATTAGCCCATCACAACAACTCTGTAGTTATTAGTTGTCGGTGGGGAAGCAAAGGTCAAAGTTGCAGTATTTACTGTGGAATAGACCAAAGATGAAGGGATAACTACCGCATAAGTAGTCTGGTTATAGACGGTAACTTCAATATCTCTAGTACCAAGGTTGTGGGTAATGGTGTACGTGGTGTTGGTTCCGTCACCAATTAAGAAGGTGAGCTTCTGCGTGCCAACAATGCCGCCAACAGAAGTGTCTAACCACAAGACGCCAGTATTAGCTGGGGCTGTAGTTCCAGAGATAATTCCCTGACTTCCGGTAGTTCCTTGTGTACCTTGTAGCTGGGCATAACCAAATCCTTGGATACCTTGTACACCTTGTGAGCCAGTTGTACCTTGCGCACCTGCACCAGTTGCACCTTGGAAACCGGTAAACCCTTGAATACCGCTAAAGCCTTGAAGACCAATAAGTCCTTGTAAACCTTGAGCGCCAGTTGTACCTTGTAAACCAGTAAAGCCTTGTAGACCATTAAAACCTTGTAGACCAATAAGGCCTTGTAATCCTTGAATACCTTGGGCTCCGGTATTTCCTTGAGTACCAATGGCGCCTTGTACACCTTGAACACCTTGTAGACCTTGAGCTCCGGTTGTACCTTGATTACCGTAATGTCCTTGAACACCCTGTGTACCCTGCGACCCTTGTACGCCTTGTGTTCCCTGTAAACCTTGTAGGCCTTGCGCGCCAGTGTAACCCTGTGTACCAACAGACCCTTGTGTACCAGTTGTTCCTTGATTACCGTAGTAGCCTTGTACACCTTGTGTACCTTGCGCGCCAGTTGTTCCTTGCGTTCCAGTTGAACCCTGTATACCAGTTGTTCCTTGTGTACCAGTGTAACCCTGGATACCTTGAACACCTTGACCAGCAAATTGACCAGCTAGACCTTGAATACCTTGTGTGCCCTGATGACCGTCCGCGCCAATATAACCAGCAGAACCTTGAATACCAAGATGTCCTTGTGTACCTGTAAAACCTTGAACACCTGTTTGTCCAACGTGTCCTTGTATTCCGTAAGCACCTTGAATACCTTGTGTGCCTTGTATACCGGTTGCGCCTTGTGCGCCAGTTCCCTGTGAGCCTCCGCCACCAGAACCAGCTGGTCCTTGAATACCCTGAATACCTTGAACACCTTGACCTGGGTTTTGTGGGACGACTGTAATAGCTACAGGAGGTTGTGGCACCACTATAATTGGGCAAGTGCACGGCCAGTTGCCGCAGGTATTACAGGTGTTCACCTACTACCAACTTCCGTAGGTGCCGACATCAAGGCTTACAGCCTGAGTCGTAAATACTTGTCCTTTGACGTAAGTTGTAACTTGAGTATCGTCTGTCTTTAATGTGGCTGTTAGATCCCAGAAAGCGCGAGTAGGTAAATACTCTGTGTCTGTAGGCTGCAAAGTAAGAACCACTTTGCTAAGCGTTGACGAATGAGAAGTTACTGTTATACCAAAGTTAGCGTACAAAGATGGTGAATTTGGATAGGTTCTGATCTGAGCAGCCCACGCGTATAGTGAGGCATCAAATGGGAAATCAAACTCAACAGAGAAGTTATTTCCTTGGTAGAGGATAATGTCGTAGTTCTGTGCGTTAGTAGGCATAGGGCTGCGACCAGTAAGGTTGTTATTGATGTAAACGCGCTCAGGCTTACGAGCGTCATCCACTTCTTGTCCAATGTAAATTGGGACATACTTGTTAGTGGTACGCGAGGTACGGATAAGCGTACCCATCTCGATCTTCCATAGACCTACATTGAGCTGTGAGCATAGGGCTTTATACTGTTCCCAGCGTTGCTGAATAATAGCTGAGAGCTGTTGGTAGCGCTGCGCTCTTGGGATCACAACCCCATCAGGAGCAGTAATGTTGATATCAAAAGCGGCGTCTGTAGCAAGGGCCCAAAGCGCCTCAATAGTTGCCAAGATAGCAATAGGGTAGGTCTCAACTGGGGAAATGCTGGCTAGGGTAACTTGGGTACCGTAGGCGTCTACGCGGTTATATGTGTGCTCTGTAACAGCGTCATTAATAAAAACGCAGAGCTCTGAATCTAGGAAATAACGGTCTTGAACACCCTGAATAAAGATGGTTGCCCCAGAAGCTGGAGCATTTGCAAAGGTAATAATCCCTGTGTCTTGCTCCACCGTATAGCCATAAGGATAGCCAATAGGGTTGCCGTTTTCGGTAACAGTTAGGTTAACAATTTCAATAGGCTTAATGCCTGTAGGAAAGATAGTAGTTGTGCCATCACCAGTAGCAGTAAAGGTAAAGTTCTTCTGAAGGTCTCCAAGGTCTAACCGAACCCTAGAGAGTATGTCAGATAATACAGCCACAGAAACTCCCTACACTACGTTAGATCCAATGATGTCGTACTACGGCTAAAAAATCTCTGCATACGAAAAGAGCGCCCCTATAAGAGGCGCCCACTTCGCTAAGTATGCCTTAGATAACGCCGGCCAGATAACCTTTTTCCTTAAGGTGCTGTGCTACTTGCTTTGTAACCTTGTACTTAACTCCAGCCTTAAAGCTGTAGTTATTACCCTTACCTAGAGTCATGTTCTCGAGGTCTTGAACAACACGAATCTCAACAGATGAATCGTCTGTGCTTCCAAGAGTCACAGGGTCATCAACAATAACGGTTTGACGGGAAGGCTGTGTAGCATCAATAACTTCGGTCTCTAGTTTAACCTGGGCTTGAGCTGTTGCCATAGACATTTCAGCTGCACGGTCGTTCATATCAGCGGCTGCTTGTTCTGCAAGCTGCTCACGTACACGGCCGGTTACATCAGTGGGCTTTGATTTAGCCATTGCATTCTCCTAATTAGTATCTCGATGAAAATGACGGGGGGCCGTTAAGCCCCCCGCTTTAAGCTATTTAGTTGTAATTAGTCTTATCACAGACCGGTTAGTTTGTTTCGATAATTACTACGCTCTGATCAGTAATCAATCCCAAACCGAAGATTGAGTACCAAGCAAGTGCATGCTCACGACCGAAGTCAAGAATACCGCCATCGCGGAGTTCGACTGGGAGTGAGATAGCGTGACCGAATGCGTTATCACCGATCATGATAGCTGCATAACGATCTGATCCACCGTTACCTGTGAGGGTAGCAGGGGTTGTGTAGCCTCCGCCAGGTGTGACAACTGGGTTAGCAACAGCTGTATCAGTTGTGTATGAAGAACCTGCGCCACCAACAACCTTGAGGACCTGGGTGGTTTCGATGAATACTACGTCGTAGAGACGACCGATTTCACCGAGCATGAAGTTACCTGGAGCTGCGTACTTTGTGACCTCGATGAATTCAGGGTTGTCACGAAGGGTACGGCTCTGGTGTGGGTGAACGAAGCAGACATAAGTCTCGCCCAACCGTGGGATGTTCTTTGTTGCCAAGGTCTCAACTGTGTCCTTGATAACGTGTGGTGTGAGGTAAGCAGCACCTGTCATTGCTGCGCGATTTGCAGCAAAAGTTCCGTAACCGTACCAGTTGTTAACAGCTGATGAGACTGCTGAGCGATCTTCGCCGTAAAGGACTGAAGATGCTGCATAGAGTGTGTCGCGTGAGAGCTGATCTAGGTAGATAGCCATGTTACGACCGAGAAGACGTGAGGCTGAGGCCATTACGTCATCAAATGAAGCATTGAGCAAAAGCTCAGATACTGCAAGAGCATAACCATGCTCTGTTACAGTGATTGAGAACTGCTGTGCTGTGAGAGCGTTAGTCTGCATACGGACACCTTCAACAAGAGGTGAAGCGAATCCGAGGTTGTTGTAACGCATGAAATTGATCTGTAGACCAGGTGCAACACCGAGTTCAGTCTTCTTGACTGCAAACTGCTCAAAGCGAAGGATAGGCATAGCCTGGAACAAGATTTCCTTGGACCAGATAGTCTGAATCGCCTGAGTTAACTGGGTGTTGGTACCTGAGTACGCTGTAGGTGCTGCGGCTAGATTGCCTGTACCTGTGATACCTGATGCCATTTGGCTTTAACTCCTTGATAGTAGTTTTTAATAGATTAAGTGTTAGCCCAATATTCCGCTGGTCTTACCAAGAGCACGGTTGCTCAAGATCTGAGTGCGGACTTTTGCGTATTCATTCATCGGCATTGACGCAATATCTGCGGCAGTGAACTGACGTGGTTCCGAATTAGTTTCCAAGGGTCCAACGCCTGGCAAGGTTGCCCTCACTCCCGGCATATCTCTGCGTTGCTGCTGGATAGCAGACTGTGCAGATTCTAGAATACTGTTAGATCGCTCAACCAAACCTGTAATGCTCTCGTTGATCTCATCTGGGGTATTACCCTGAACGTAATCAATGAGCTGTGGGATGATATTTTCGCGGTTTTGTTCAACAGCTTGTTGACGGTAAGCCTGCAGTTCTGCAAACTTTCTTTCCTGCTCCAGAAGAGCGAAGGCCGCTTCGCGTTCTTGACGCTCACGTGCCAACTGCTCTCGCAGTTCATCGGCTGTAGCTTTTGCAAAGTCCTTGGCGTCCAAGTCATTTTCAAGCTTTGCCTTCTCTTCAGCTGCTTTGGCTTCCGCCTCTGCTGCTTTGCGAGCTGCTTTTTCTTCGCGCTCTTTCTTAAGGAGTGAAACTTCTTCCTTCAATCGATCGATCTCTGGGTAAAGCTTCTCTTTCTCCTGTGAACGAACCTTTGCAAGATCCTCTTCGGTATAAAACTTCTGAGTTGGTTCATTCTTTCCAGAGGTAACAGTAGGCGCGTCAACGCCCGACACATTTACTACTGGAGCTGTATTAGCTTCTGCTTCAAAAGCATTAGCCATTAGATCTGCAGTTTCTGACATGCGTTTATCCTTTTATCCTAGGGGTCGTTTTACGATGTGGGGGCACAAATGACCTAACGTGGTATTACAGTATTTATTTTGACAATAGATGTCTTAATTGTCTGTATAAATCACTTTATTTTTGGTAACCGTCTGGGACTCTGCGCTGTGGCAATTGAGTACCGTAGGCTTCCGTTACTAGCCGAGTGCGTACCTTCTCATCACCCATTTGGGCGGCGATAGTTGCATCATCTAGTAATACTGGCTCTGTTGGGGCCGCAGGTGCTTCTGCGCTTGGAGCGCCTGGTGCAGAGGAACCACCAGGGCCTGTTTGTGCTGGCATTGACCCTGTAAGGGCCATGATGTCCTGCTCGATCTGAGTCTGAATAAGCTTAAGTGCTCCATCAGCCATTGCTTCATCTTGAAGCTCTTGACGGATCTCTGAAAGCTTCTCAATAGGGAACTCTTCGCCTAGGATGCGCAATGCGCCT